TCGTTATAGTCAATAACTGTCACGATAGCAACCTAAGATGGAAGTCCCTGAAACCGTATTTGAGATTATATTCAACATTGTCCGGGCCCAAAATGATGCGTTATTACGCGAGATTGCGGTCAAGGAGAATATCCCAGTTCGTGATCTCATGAAGACGTTTTCTACAAATAAGCGTCACTTGCGAGAGTTCATGAATCAGTCATCATCCAAGTCTGAAAATCTTGGTAACTCCTGAATGACGTCTAAATTGCGTCGCCATTGGTTTTCTGGCAGATACAGTGCTTCTTGTTTACGATAGTCATCAAGATGGTCCCGGTCAAAGTCTTCCTCCTGATCATCACTGTCTGATTCTTGATCTTCTTGCTTATACATGTAGCTTATGAAATTACCGTCGTAATTTGGATTCAAAATAGATGCCCTGAATTGTTGTTTTTGAACTGGTTCCAAATAATGAATTGCAAACGTGACGTTATGGTTGACGCCTTTGAAGTCATAAAGGCCGCCTGAAGGAAGCTCAAAACGCAATGTCAGGCGGGTAAGCTTACCTATCGGATGAAATTCTCGCAATGGAACCTTGTTAAAATCCATCCGGTTCTCACTATAGCCAACTACACCGAGTTTGATCATTCCAATACCAAGATGATGCTTCGTGAACGCAAGTGATCTGAAGCTGTGTTCCTCTATTTCCCTGCACCTCATCACAATGTATTTTGGCCCCATTAATGAGTATATACCTGGCGCACTCAACACGTGATACTCGTCGTATACAATTACATTCACGGACATATTGAAATATACACCATCTACATCTAGAGGAGCCCAGCTTACCCCACCGTCTTCACTCGTCAGCATACTGGTGTACTCAGCGATTACATCATTGTAGTAGACACTCAAGTTGTTAGAGAATGTAGACCGTAGCACGAGCCAATAAGGCACATTAGCCTCAAGGAGTATTGGTTCATTAGTAGGTACCGGCTGACCATCAGACAGGCTTCCGTCTGTGTATGAAACAGCAATTGTACTCGCTATTATTAAACCGGAAGATCTCATATCGGGTTTTGCATTAAGATCACGTCGGACTTCCCATGTGGCTATATCAGTTATGGACGCCACAGAAGAATGCAACGCGGCAAAAATCTGTTTCAAATAACCTCGGGAGGCTAGTTGAAATTTTTGAGCTACAAATGCGCTGGAATCTACCGGGAGACGCTTTATGACACCTCGTGGCCCCTCAAACACAGCTCTTTCGCGACCGTATGCAATCTGCGGCGGTATGTCAACTGAATGAAATACTCTTCGCCGCAAAGGAAATGGCGCTTCGTATCTGCGAGATGTAATGGGTATGATGTTTTCGGAGGGTTGCGTAAGTTCGTCAAAGCCCAGAGTTTCGGCGCAAGTGGACGTGCCCATATCAACGAAGAATGGATACGGACACCGAAACCTGATCTTGTTCTCAACATCCGGTGGATTTGTCGTGGATTCTGCAGTGATCATGGCAAATGGCTGATCGCTATCGTTGTTTACATGCATTGATAGTATGCCATTGAGTGCCACTACCAACGTTTGTATGGTGTATTCTCCTGGTGGTATAACCGTCGTAATTGCCTTGTCAAGCATGCTTTCCGTCGGCGCAACTGCACCGTCGTGGATGTAGAACGTTATGCCGTTATTGATGACATCAACATTATACATTGTTCGTGGAATTGATGCATTGACAACCTCAAACCCCACCACGTTCTGGAATGGTGTAGTAAAGTCAACCACATACTCTGACGGAGTAGGATACGCATACTTATCGCGATCAGCACTGTCAACAAGGAACATGTACGATTGACGTACACTATTTACTTTCATATAGTCTACATCTTCAATCGGCATCGCGGCACTATCAAGACAATATGATTGCACTGCTTAAATACCAACGGGGATAAAAATTAACCTGGCCTATAGTAAGGTTTGAAGTGAAAGCATGAAAGATAGTGGCATATGCGGATTTCTTTTGATAGCGTTAGCAACCGCAGTTGTTATCATTATAGTCGCATATCTAGCTACTAAATCATGTTCACGGAGAGAGCACTTCCAGTCAACCACGTCGCCATCCAATGCAACATCGTTTGCGAGTCTTCTTTCTACATACCAAGCGAAAGGCAATTCATTCCTTGGAGTATCGGATACAACTTCAACAGACCCTGATGCTCAGATAGATCCAGAATCTGCGCCAACAAACGACTGCTATATATACTATGTTCCAAAAGATTACCAATACGCTTGCAAAGCAGGTTTTTTTGATAAATCAAACGGTTGGCTAAATGTGCGAAAGACAGAATTGGAGGCCAAAAGTAGGTTGTCCGAAGAAGAGCAAACCGAACTGACTCATGTGAAGGTCGTCCTACATGCACGCGCAAACAACATTGTTCCGTCTTCAAACTTCAACTGTAAAATGGGGTTTGCAGACATGAAAGCCAAACAACCCATAGATATGACCGACTCTACCACGATCGCGTCCAGAAACAGCGAGGATGCAAATGGCAACCCAACAAATGATTCAAGCTCGTGGGCATACTGTTGGGGCAAGGTAGGTACAACGCAAGATGCCTTCATGAACATATCTCGTATAGGAGATCGTGGTGCAATTACAGCTACACCGAATCTCATCACAACATTCGCAGGATCTCCAGATATATATTACCGTGTTGGTTTCAATAGACTAGATTATGAAGGTATAAAGAATGCCATGTGTAGCATTCAAGGCACTACTCAAAACATCCCTGCGAATGAGGCTTACATTGCTTTCACAATAGACGCAAACTTGAAGATAACAGAATATGGTGTGTATGTGTTTGACAATGGTGCCCTAAAGACGCTAAGTAATTATAATAACAACGCTCGTGCCACCGATGTTTATGCACAGATGTGCGAGTTGGCACAGGTCGGCACTAGTTTGTATGTGCGACCAAAAACCAACTCCGTCTCTCAAATTGCTATTGTGACAATGGATCCTCTGTGCGGCACTGTGACAGATATAAGAAAGATTCCAAAAACCGTGGACCTTGCGCGCCAATTTGGTATGGAGTCGGAGTATGTGTCTGCCGTCCCCACTGGATATGACTTCTCTAATGGATTCCAATCTGTAGATAGTAGCTACAATGCACTTGCACAACAAGTTGCCAATGCACAAGCCAACTACGACGCTCTTGTGAACGCTCAGAAGAATCTGAATGAAAATCCAAACTATATTACCGGCGTCAAGGTACAGAAATATGAGATATTTAACACCGACTACAATGATAACGCCGCGTATTCAACTGCTGGGTTTGACAGTTTCTATAAAAGCAAAACGAGGAACATGACTGTATCATATATCACGAGTCCACATAGGAACAACTGGACGGAGGAGTGGAGGGCATGGATCATCACCGGATATATCAACATTCCACAAGATGGAACGTACTCATTCAAGATAAAGACAGACGATCCTGGAGAAATGTACGTAAACAATCAATTGGTGTCAACACATTATGGCTATCATGGAATGAACGACAACGGTACATCCACACAAGTCTCCATGGCTGCAAAGAACTTCAACAAAGGTAAGGTACCGTTCTTAGCGCGTTTCTGGGAGCTCAGCGGCGGAGAAGGCATTCACATATTATGGAAAACTCCATCTAATCCTAACAGTTGGGTCCTCATTCCGGATGATGCCTTTTTCCGTGCGGATACAACGATTGATTATCAACCACAAATTGATGCTGCTAAGCAACAGATTGACAATCTGAACAATCAACTGAATGTATTTGATCAGTTCCGAGTATCTCTTGCTTCTTCTACTTTGGACTATGTTGATAAGATTATGCGCAAGACCATCGGTAAACAGTTCCAAGCTTTGAATGCTCAAGATTCTATTCTTTCATATGTGTCAACTTTTTCAAATAATGATCGCATTTATCTGTATTTCGGAACTCCCTCATCTGTAACTCGCGCCGAGGTAGCGCCTACAACCATGCAGATTATGCAAGAAACGGTTATTGACTGTGTTCGTCAGTATCGTACGGTAGATCCTCCTCGTAGTGTTAACTTTAACAGCAATCCTGTATACACCGTATCAATGTGGTTAAACGTACAAAATCAAGCACCAATGTGGCGCCAAATATTCTTCTTTGGCCAGTCTGATGATTGGACTTGGCGCGGTAACGTCCTTCTGCCTACAGTAGACCGTGCTCCAGCATTATGGATCTATCCATCTCAACACAATAGTAGTTCAAAGGTGTGGTTGCACTTTCGTCACCGTGTCAACAGTAATGGCAACGACTTTTGGAGTTTCAATTACGGTCTTGATGTTACGGGCGACAAGAATACTGTACCATTACGAACGTGGTTTCATTATGCTGTCACTGTAAATAAGAATGTTATGAAGGCGTATATAAACGGTTCACTTGTAGGTACGGTTGATTATGGTGCATCAGGTTATACATTCCAATGGAACCCAAATGACAAGAAGAAGTTTTACATAGGATACAATCCGACATGGCCAAACAAAAGCCAAGAAATCAGACACGGTACTATCCATCTGCAAAAATTATATTGGTGGAACAGTGAGTTGGATCCATCAACCATAAGGGCTTTGAGTCAAGAAAGCATTGTATCGCCAACAGCCATTACTGGCGTTGCTGCAGCTATTCCACCGCCTCAGATCACCCTCTCCAAACTGAAAGACTTGTTTGGTAATGTCACTGAAAGCGGTGTGAACTATTTGAAGATAGGTAATACTAGTTATCCGGTGTATATAGATATAACAAACTACAACGGAGAGAGGAAACAATGGCTTCTCGTTCTCAATTATCTCCATAAAGCAAATACATCTCCAGAGCTGTTCCCAAGGAAATTGAAAGATGGACCTCCTTTATCGGGCAACAACACCCTTGGTACGGATGGCAGTTTAGATCAGAGTACTTACGGTCATGCAACACCGGAGTTGCTGAAAGCAATAAATGATCAATGTGGAGGATTTGGCAGTATGCGATTTTATGCTAGAGGCGGCAACTGTAAATACGGTTGGGATCAGTGGTCACCACAATGTAATGATAGGATCATTCATTTCACCACCACAGACAAAAAATGGCTAGATTATGCGATGACCGGTAAAGGTAGCGTGTGTGCGTTCACTTATACCTTATTGCCAGAACATAACGCAACAATTCCACAGAACTTTGATGGATGCTTTCGCGACCAAGGAGATTACGCACTTACAGAGTTCCCATTTTATAGGAATGCCGCAGCACATTGGGTCATAGGAGGTGGTAAGGGTTGGTTGGGACTTCGTTACCGCTACGAGGTTGATGATTGGGGTCGTAATATGTACAACACGCTGCATCAAGTATGGATTGGCCTCTAAGAGTCCCCAAATACTGTCATGCGCATATCTGCGCTACCGTTTGTCCGGGGTAGCATTTTGTTGAACATGGGTGACCGGAATTTGGATATCATGAAGTCCGTTACGACACGGCTGTCATAAGGGTAAGTTAATTGCATGAACTCATCAAAGTGCGCCAATAACACAGTTCGTAATACAACGTAGCTATATGCGTGTGTATCCTCTTTCCACTTTGGAAAAGAACGCCGTTGATGCTGCAAGATCATTGAGGACTTTAAGAGTCCGTGATCTATTTCTTTTTGCAAAAGTTCATATAGCGGTACTTTATATTCGGCATGTAAGAAGCACATATGAAGAATCTCTGCCCAGAATTCCACCACAGCCTCATTAGGTAGTATTTGGGTTGTACACTGGTATGGGCAACCAGCACTGTCTATGTTGAGCGTGGTATACAGTTTCATCAATGCGCGTGCGTCCCAACTGTCTGTGTGAAACGGTAGATGATGGCATGCTTCATGTAGTGCGACTTTTGGAAACTCCTCGGCACGGTATAAGTATATCTTGCGGTTTGTTCGGTAAGTATAAGCACCGTTAATGTGCTTAGGAGCAAACGCCTCACCGACCCTTGGAAACGTCCTGTTCACCTTTAGCGGCAACAAGAAATATTCTAGAGGAGCGCCACTAAAACCAAATTGACTCAATACAATACTTATTCTTGTAGCTACTTTTCTAATCAAGGGAAGCGGGATAATCTCCTCAGAATTTGAAGGGTATATATAGTTGATAATAACGTTACCTTTCCGCGATACCTTGTAGTGGCAATCACATTCGTCAATGAAAGCATCTATATCTGGAAGCGTGTACTTAGAATCATCCGCACACAATTCTGTTTTCAGATGGTCTTTCAATTCTTTTGATAGAGCTTGCTGTTGCATTAGATAGAGGCTTTGTTAACATATGTAACGAAAATGCAGCTACAGTACACCCGTGGATGCCCATGTGCAATACTATATTTATTTCTTTGAGTTCAAATGCATAAAACACTACAGTAAAACCGTATATTGTCAACACGACTATGTCCACCAACCGCCTGCGCGGTCTCAAACAAAGACGCAAAGCCCTTATACCATACAATAGTGCAAATGTATGGGCATATGCGCGGTCAATTGTCAATGCTAAAATGCTTCCTGTTCCATGATTCCATAAACTGAGCGCAGTCAGTACGGTCATGGCAACCGCATCCTTCATGTGCCTACGCCAAAATCCAATCACACAAGGAATTATAAAACTCGAACTTGTGATCACCAAAGGAAACATCATTATACTTTAGAAACACAAGCCGATTATTCTCTTAAATGCACAAGACAGATATCTTGGGAGAAGGATCATTCGGTTGCGTGGTGCGCCCTCCAGTGCTATGCGATTCCGACAAGAAGAAGATAAGCAAAACCAAAAGTGACGTCGGTAAACTCTTCGTCAGCGCCAAAGACTTCAAAAAAGAAGTTGCTACAGCCAAAATTGTAGCTTCAATAGATCCCAACGGGGATAAACTGTTGACGCCATCTGAACACTGCGAAACGTCATTAAAATCTATCACCGACCCATCAGTAACTTGGAATTGCGAAGCACTGCGCGAACTTGGCGGTGTCGTTGGTGACAAGCGTATATATCAGCTTATGATGCCCTACGGCGGTGAACGATTGGACGATTATTTGAAAGCCCACAAGCCATCGCACAAGGAGTTTATACAGCTCATGATACCAGTTATGGAGGCCATAGTACAACTAAAGAAACATAAGTATTGTCATCAAGATATAAAAGTATCAAATATTCTAGTGACTCCTTCTCAAAAAGCAATTGTCATAGACTATAGTCTTATGGTGGCGTTCAAGGACATATACAAAAAACCGAACAGGCACTACCTCCGGCATACATACCTACCATACCCCCCTGAATACAAATCAGTGTACTACAAGGGCGTAGACAAACCAAAAATAATGGATGAGATAATGGCAAACGTAACAAAGTACCTCCAACGTTTCCGAAAAGCATGGGCAAAGGAGAAGAACTGGATCCATAATTCAGCTAACATAGCTAAGTACGTGGATAGGATTGACGTATACTCATTGGGCGCAGTATTCATTCGTGTAGAAGAAGAAGGCTGGCTCAATAACCGCGGTACATCTAGTGCATTCAAGGATGCATTTGCCGACTTGATAGACGATATGGTTGCTATCAACCCAGAAAAACGTATCAACCCCAAAGAGTTGTTGGCTAGGGCCAAAAATCTGCTAGATATGTAATGATGATCTGGTACGACGAAGAAGAAAGGTATCTCAAGGTACTCCACGATATATGTGTTCAACTAGCAAAAGAGTATATGGATCTATACGTTGTAACACATCGTTTTCAGACGAAATTGAGGATTCCGTCTATCATTATGTCTTCCGTATCAGGCATCGCATCTTTTGGATCTTCGGGGTTTGGTGATGTCGCGCAACGCTATATAAGTATCAGTGTCGGTGTTGTGAATGTCTGTATAGCAATCATACAAACTTATGAGTCTTACCTTAAGGTCGGTGAAGTCGTATCCAAGTCGCTAGCATGTTCCTCCGCCTTCAAAAAATTAGCAGACTCAATCTATTGCGAGACGTTCATTCCCGTTGCAGATCGTAGTGCAAATGGCGTCACATTCCTGCGTGACTGTTTTACCCGCTATCAGACAATTCTTGACCAGTCACCGCCACTAGAGTTTCACGGTAGGAGCTCATCGGATACACTCAAGAAAGCTCAGAGTATCATGGAGACCATATCTGATGAGATTCGGTCAGGAAAAATAGGTAATTCGTCAGTACGAACAAGTATCAACACTACGAACATCATACCAGAGATTACGATAGAAGACGAACCCGTATCGCCCACCGAGTTTAAAGATATGAAAAGTATAATTCAATCTAGTCAACCGAAAGGAACGCCCTGAGCTCCTTTTGCACATCTTTGATAAACTTGTCCTTTCTCATTTTCAGACATATCTCCAGCAACTTGTGGGATCTTATCTGACAGTCTATTTTCTCTGACATGTCGTTGCACATGGACTGTTCTTGCCAATAAAGTGCGCGTTCCATGAAAACTTGGCATACATCAACTTTAATAGAGGTTTCTAGCTGCGTCCTATTGTCATCGGTCTTCCATTCAGTTGCGCCTTCTGCCAACATTTCCCATACATTATCACCCTTATATCGGAATCTGCCCTTCAGAACTTCTTGGGCAACTTGAGCGACGTCAAATGGTGTTCCTTTGTTGTTAAAGCAAAAGTCTACTAGTTTTGCGGCAGTATTCATCTATCTACCATAAATATTTTGTCACCCTTATATGGACCGGACCTACCAAGGGCGTACAAAAGTACCTAGGTCCGCATCTTGGAATACGAGCCCTGTGTTGCGTTTTTCCCATCCTTTTAGTTTACATGCTGCAGAGTCAGGGAAACCTTCTGCGCTCCATACATACCATACAAAAGGATGATGGAGACCATGTGATAGAAAAGTGCGTTTCATGTGGTCAATTATCATGCAATCAATGGTGCGCGTCCCATTGGGATCATTTAGGCAAAGATCGTACAATGTTTTTGCTCCTTGTAGAGTGATCAGATATGCATGAGTACAAAATACCGGTGCCACAACAATGTTTCCATTGATTGGCATATCAAGCTGGCTCCCAAAGTACAAAATGTCAAAATCTCTTGGCGTGTTTTCCCAAAACTGTGGCGCAAGAGCATCCCAATGTTTGTGAAACTCTATATCATCCTCAAAAACAATCGCATAAGGGGCATCCTTATCAATCATGTCTTTCCATATGCCGTAGTGGCTCAGAGCACAACCTTGCTTCCCGGGGTACTCTAATACAAATTCTGTATCTGTTTCGTCAAACTTAGGGGATCCATGCTTCTTCCACGCGGCTTCAAGGTCATCTATCTTTGCATCAACTCCACGAAACCGGTTGATGTTTGTGAAGCCGGCCTTTTCACATCTTTCTACCGACAGTTGAAGCCTATCGGGACACCTATCCATATTGACAATATATACATGACTACCAAGTAGATCTTCCCATGACAGATTGTCCATATCGTATGTTAGTACTATTGACCAAAGCCTTTAAGCGCCTGCAATAGCGCGCTTGAAACATGCAATATCTAGCATGGGAAGGACGGGCGTACACTCCCACAGATGCATTTTCATGTATGTTTGAATCATGAATCCGGTAGGGAACATATGAGTACATCCAATGGTCTCTGTTGTCATGATATCCTTGACCTTTCTCGGCAACACGCCGGCACTAGCCAAAGGCATGATACACAGAAGTTGTACGTGCGGATGTACAAACCCACTGGGCCCTGGGGGCATAACAAACCGCTCTGTCAATCGCCGTCCCTCTTCTACCGATAAACCCATTGTGAAATTGGCAAGGTCGCGCAATGAAGGGGCGTAGTTGTAAGGATAATACCACTCGGGATCCTTGGGAAGCCTCTTATAGTAACGATAAACCCATGTAATCCCTTGCACAAACAACTTACACGCGGTGACAACAATAGTTGAATCATGCAGTCTGCTATGGAATAAGTGCTTGTAATAGTAAGATCGCCATCTAGTTGGATTGTTCGTGTAAATGACATGGCACAACCTATCCTTGTGTTGTAGAGGATAAGCATCTAACGGATCCTCGTCATTCACAAACGGTTTCCGTTTCAACCAATCTTCATTACACTTCCAGAATTTTGCATCTTCAGAAGCCGCCAAATCTTTGAGCACCTCGGCGAGAAATGCATAGTTGACCGTATCCGTTGTCTTATCAATCAACGGCATGCCCGTAAGTTCCCACGCTTGACGTGCAGCCATAAGCAGCTTGTCGTATCCGTCTTGTTTTAACGAGAGCGTTATAGGATGGGGTAAGAAGTCGTTGCCGAGCACACTACAAAGCGCGACATATGTGTCAATTATGTTACATGCCTCAGGACAATACGCGTCATCTTTCACGCTAGAAGACATAGGCCACTTGAACCTCGCCCCCAAGTCCCGTAGAATAGCATCGCGGAGCTTGTCTATTTCAACATACATGAAACCATCGTTGGTTTTCAGATCTTTGTATGCTCCTGCTGGTTCGCGCATCAAGAAAATGTTGCGTTTGTGTGATATCAAAGAGAGCATGATAAGGTCAGCGTCAAGGCCATGTACAATTACACGAGCATCTTCCCCGAGTGCAGCAATCCTTGCAAATATCTTGTGTTCTCCTTCACCGACTTCATCTGCCCCCGAGAAATAGTAACAGCTGTCCGTAGAATCGCGATCCCTAATCTGTTGTGCTATGAATGCTTGGAGTCGTGACATAAATGGTGTTCCCGGACTGATGCAATTACGGTCCCATGCTCCTGCTACTTTGCCCATAGCGGCATTCTTCCATGCGGAAATGTAACGTCGTTTCCTCTGTTGGACCATTTTAGCAATAGGTGCGACGCCGTCCGTGCACACATGAATCATACGTTGTGGCTTGATTGTATTGACACATTGCTGTAAATAGTCCCATGTTTGTGCAAGAACTGCGTCGTCTGTTGTGTCGGTGGCCGACGATGCTTCTTCCAACACCAAGTTCGCGGCATGATGAATGGCCCCGTTGAAATCCACAAAGAAGTCAGTGCAATTTCGCGGAGTCGTAACATGGAGAATCTTAGGATAGTTCTTCATAAGAACGTAAAAATAATATGGAACACCCATTTTCTTCTTTTTACGAGTTGATCTTAATCACGTACTATATCATTTTTTAATGCCCGCTATCCTTATATATTTTCTGTTTGTTAACTATAGAATAACTCTATGTCAACCCTATCTAGCATATTCATTGGCGTTCCACAATCCAAGTACGCTGGTATTGCTATCCTTGTTTCTCTGATTTTCGTGGCTTTTGCCATGCTTTTTGGCAAGGAGCAAGTTCCTATTGGCCAGAAGTTCATGTTTGTTCTGATTATGTTTATCGTGGCTCTACCTAGCATCCTATTCATCCTGTTCCAACTTACTTGTCTAGTGACTGGTGCCGGTGCCAAGAACCAACGCTGGTGGTGTGCCGCTTATGCTTGGATTGGTACCATCTTTGTCATCATGTACTCCGTGATTGTTGTCGTTGTTGGTATCATGTCTCTGATGAATGGTACCAATGTTGTTAATGATGTCAACATGGTCATGTCGTTTGAGCAAATGAAGGATATGGCTGACAGGCAAGCACAAGAGTTCTTCGTTGACAAGCAGCCCACCGAGTCTTTCACCGTCCCCGCAAATAACAAGCAACCCGCCGAGTCTTTCACCGTCCCCGCAAATAACAAGCAGTCCGCCGAGTACTTTAATGATACTATGAAGCAGCCCGCCGAGCATTTCCAAGATCCATCCGCACTTATGAATCAGATGGTGGAGAAGAAGGAGCCCTTCATCACTGCGCCTGTCCCTCCTGACAACACCAACGGCGAGGCAAACAAGATGAATGCATTAAACGTCCCTCAACCTAGCATGCCCGCAGGCACAGAGAACTTTGCTGTATATCAACGCTAACTGTTCAGCGAATATACATAGACATAATCAAGCCGAGGATGATTCCTGATATTAGCAAAATCAGAAAACCCACTACGTGTTTCAACACTTTGTAGTGTTTGTGGCATTGCTTTCCTTTTTCCATGTATGCAGAAGATTCGCCCTTCTTGCCACCCTCAAGGACAGATGTCCAATGCTTCCGAGCATCCGATACGGTCATCTCAGGCTTTCCCAATGACCGATTAACTGCATTGTGCAATTGTACAGACCAAGCAAAAAGAGTAGTTTGACCGCCAGCAAGCGCGGCGTCCATAGGGTTCTTTTCAAGGTGTTGTAGCATGTGCTCTTTGCATTTTGCACATGGTAGGACATACGGAAGAGAATCAAAGAACTTCTGGTAACTCAGTTGCTCTCCCGCAAAATGTTCAGGTGCACCAAGACATATCATATGGATTGCGGCCCACACATGTGGTCCCCAAAGTACCGGTTCAAGTCCCATCTATTCTTAGCTACGATTTAAGAATTAGGTGATCACATACTTTGTGAAGATTCTCTAAAATGTTTGTACCACCACCGCCTGGGTTTGAACACTTATTATTAAAGGATAGAGATGGATTAGGGTTAAGTAGTACAATGCCGCATACATGCCGAAACTGTGGAATGCAAGGGCACCTTTATAAGGACTGCCCTCATCCCATTATGAGCTTTGGTATCATATGTTATCGTACACGCGGAGAAGGCGAACTTGAGTATCTGATGATTCAGAGAAAAGACAGCTTATCGTTTATGGAATTCATTCGTGGCAAGTATAAAACCGATCAAATTCCATACATATCACAATTGCTCAGTTGTATGGCTGCTAACGAACGAGAAATGCTTGTTACAAAGGAATTTGAGGAATTATGGAACATAATATGGTATCAACCGTCCTTACCACGACAAACTGCAGAGTATCACGAGGCGAAGAGAAAATTTGATATGCTCCGGACAGGAGTATCATATAGCAACCGTATAGTCACTTTGCAAGATCTTCTTGTCCTTGCTCCGAGTCCTTACACCGAGCCCGAGTGGGGATTCCCCAAAGGTAGGCGCAGACTTCGTGAGGAGGATATTGATTGTGCCGTCCGTGAGTTCTGTGAGGAGACGGCGTTTGATACAAATGACATCAAGGTTCAGACGGGTCTTCCTCCGTTTGAAGAAATCTTCTTTGGAACAAACAATATATTATACAGACACGTCTACTACGTCGCCAGTCTCCAGGGAAATCAATCACGCAACACCTCAGTTGACCCGCACAACATCAATCAGGCCCGTGAGGTCCGAGCCGTATCGTGGTTCAAATTTGAGGAAATCCTCAGTCACATCCGCGCCCATAACAAAGAGAGAAAAGAGCTCTTCTGTCAAGTGCATCAAAAAATCGTGTCGCACATTAAGAGGAATGAAAACGCTCGTCTTTGATACTGAAACCACCGGACTTCCACCGCGTGGAGCACCACCATCCAACACAGCTGCTTGGGATAAGTGCCGTATCGTTCAAATCGCATGGAACGTGTATGACTCCAGAACACACGATCTTGAGCGCTCGGTTTGTTTTATGGTGAAGCCGGAAGGATTTGTCATTCCTGCTGAATCTACAGCAATTCATGGTATCACCACTGAGAGGGCCGTAGACGAAGGTGTGCCAATTGCTGATGTTCTTGAGTATCTGCGCCGAGATCTGTGTCGGGTGGCAACTTTAGTCGCGCACAATATTCGCTTTGACGACAATGTTGTCATGGCAGAAATGCACCGTATTCCATCGTTCACTGATGTGATAACCGCTTGGCAAGACAAAGAACGTAAATGTACAATGTTAATGGGAACGCCTCCCAAAGGCCGTTGGCCGAAACTTGTGACTCTATATGAACGCCTGTTCGGCGCTGTACCCGAATGTACACTACATCGCGCAGATGCGGACGTGGAAGTGTGTGCCAAATGTTTCTTTGCGCTCACATCGCCAAGCGCACCCACTGTTTAGGACTCATTTTTATGACCTTTCTTTATAGAGGAAAATGGTGTTCCCAGATCACGGAGATCCACAATTTCAAGAAAAGCTCAATACCCTTCAAGAATACCAGTTTTTTGCTATTCCTGAGGTGGCACCTGTAACATCACCAGAAGACTACGAACGGCGCGTGAATGAAGCATGTGGCGGTTTTGAGAAAGCCTTGTATCAACATATCATGCAACATTATCTGTCAAACCGTTCACCTTACAAAGGTGCTCTTTTATACCATGGTCTAGGTGTAGGAAAGACATGCTCATCTATTACAATTGCTGAGTCTCTTCTTACTGACCACAACACCAGGATGCCTCCTCGGGTTTGGGTGGTGCTTCCCACTGCTCTCCAAAAATCATTTGAAGATCAAGTATTCAATGTAGCGCGGCTCGTTGATTTCAACCAATGTATGGGTGATAAATACCGGGTTATGATCAATGCCGCATCTGACGAATCAATCGCAAAAAAGAAAATTAAAGCGCTCATCAAGGCTCGCTATCAGATGTTCACTTACGAGGGCTTTGCAAATGAGATGGAGACTTTGCAATCCAGCCCTGATTACAAAGAAATGATCTCAAATAAAGTCATCATAGTAGACGAGGCACATAACCTTCGCATTCAAGAAACTGACAAAAAAGCCGCTCAAGCAATAATGCAGCTTGCTCGCGATGGTCATAACAACCGGTTGATTTTGTTATCTGCTACTCCAATGTACAATGAGACTAATGAGATTTTCTGGCTGCTCTCTTTGTTGTGTGAGAATGATAAACGACATAACATGCTTCGCAGACTTCCAATGCTTTTCAATGCAAAAGGTGCACCTGTCAAGGCATCTTTTGATCTATTGAAGCAGTTGTCTTCGGAGTATGTGAGCTACATCAAGGGGACGAATCCTTTTACTTTTGCAGCTCGCTTGTCTCCCAGAGACAGCGGCATTCCCGTCCTTACAACTGCCGCGGGATGGGAGAATGCCATCAAGGACGGACTCGTTCCAACGACCCAAACAGAGTATCAAAAAGAAGCAATATCTCGTATGAAAAAGAGTGACGCAATTCACCACCAAGCTCTCAATATATGCTATCCTAGCACCAAGGGGGCAAAAGTAGGTGAAAAGGGGTTTTGGAGCGTTTTCCAAAGAGAGTCAAGCACAGATCCTATCCAGGTAAGCTACATTAACCGTCATGACAAACCATTATTTCCGGTTCATGATAAATTGGGCACCATTGCCCCAAAGATGCGACCTTATCCGTGAGTCTGAGGGAATTGTGGTCATATACTCTCAGTTTGTTTGGAGCGGTGTTATCCCTGTGGCCGTTGCACTTGAGCACCTTGGATTTAAGCGACACGGGACTGGTACGAGAAACATCATCAAGAATCCCGAAGTAGTCCCAGATCCTCCTAGATATCCCGGGGTACCGTTTCCTTCATACTGTATTCTTTCCGGCGACTCGGCAGCTATGGGATCATCAAAAATAGAGGAAATATTGCGGGATATCAACAGCCCTAAAAACAAGCATGGCGAGGTTGTCAAGGTTGTCCTTATGAGCCCTGTGGCAGGCGAGGGCCTGTCCCTGAAGAATGTACGCGAGGTCCATATACTGGATCCTTGGTATCATCTTAACCGGCTAGAGCAAGTAATAGGTCGTGCATTCCGCACATGTCACCATGTAAGCCTTCCTTTAGAAGAACGAAATGTATCGGTCTTCATTCATGTAGCTACAGCATCGGATGACGAAACCACCACGGACGTGAATAGTTATGAGATTGCCGCTCGCAAAGCCAAAGAAATGGAGAAAGTGGAAAAGACCATTCGCGATTCAGCTATAGATTGTCCATTGTTCAAGAATTTAAATTACTTTCCACGGTCATTGTTTCAATTTGACATTCTTCAACGTAGTTCCCGGGGAGTGACAATACCTTGTAGGTTTGGAGACGATGCAGACAAACGCCCTGACTGTCCTGATCCCTCACCTGATCCCGATGCTACAACGGTGCGCCGGGACGCTTACAAAGAACTGATACCAACCGGTATAATACGTCTGAAAAAGTATATGAAAAAGAACCCTACAAAGGTATACTTTGAATATGAAGAGCTTCAGAATGCGATAGCCATGCACCCTACGATTGTCAAAAGTGTCCTTAGTTCGGCGACCCACGACCGACGTCTTGGATTCCGCGCCCACAAAAACGGGTTTTTTGTAGCTACTGCAACATCCAAAGCAATGAAGCCATTGAGCATTTCTATTTCGTCTGTCAAGCCAATCGCGCAAGAGTCAACGGACGACTGTGCAACAATCGCAAATCAACCTGTTCAAGACCCACATATAGCTAAAATTCTCATCTATAAAGCGCTCAACTCAGGTTGTTGGGATACCTTTGCTAAGCGCATAATTTCTTATGGTACTGAAATTCCACAAAACATTGCAGCTCACGTTGCTCTATTGCAACAAGAAGGTGCATTTATTGGCGCAAATGAACTTCCGCGTCACAAGAATCCGATGAAGCATCCGTTGATCGGCTTTGTGGACATTTTTGATGCATCAAATTCGTTCAAGGTGACATTGTTTGATCATGACAGAAACATGTTTAGGGAGACGACAGAAGGGGAACTTAGCACCATACGCGCAAAACGTCACGCGGTGACGCCTTCGGCTGACGAAGTTTATGCGGTTATGGAGCCCCACACGTACAAAAAGAAGTTTGATGTGCCAATTACAAACGAGATCAAGTTGTTCTTGCCAAACGTTAAAAGCAATCGTCAAACGGGCATAGCATGTGAATCGTTGAAAAAAAATGAAACACAACGCTTCCTTGAACAGTTTCAAGTATCCGTTGACGCAGCTACAAAAGAGCAACTTTGTTTTACTCTCGGCATTGAACTGTCTAAACGTGGCAGGTTGCATTTCCTACCTCATCTGAAACCAACTTAAAAATTGTTATTGGTTAGATAGTATGGATATTTTCGTCCCAATCCGCTTTCGCACGAGTATCCAACTCTCACCTTCGGATCTCGTTGCCAACTTTGAGGACGTCCTTGTAGAAAAAGTTCGTGGAACCTTGGAGGGTGTTTGTTCACGCTTTGGATACATCCGTCCAGGAAGCATCGCAATCGTGCGGAGATCAGCGGGGTCGTTCATAAAGCAACATTTCAACGGTCATATTAAGTTTGACATGATTTGTAAGGCTGAGGTGTGCAACCCAAGCATCGGCGCTATATTTCAGGCCGTTGTGAAAAATAAGAACGCATTGGGTATTCACGCCGAGAGTGTGATTAACAAAGATGAGACTGTATTAGATATCATTATTCCAAAGAGGTCAGTGGGCATTGTTTCAACGGTGAACCTGGAGGACGTTCAAATTGGCGACACTATATATGTGGAGGTATTAGGAAAACGTTATCAGTTAAATGATACAAAGATATCAATCATTGGTAGGGCTATCACCCCTCCTTCAACGGCTCCTGTAGTACCAGATTATGTAGATGACATAGATGAAGCTCTTGATGACGATGTACCACCTCTTGAAGCAGATGATGCGGACCAATTCGTTGAAGGCGCCGAGGCAGAAGTGGATGACGGTCCCGATGGGGCCGAAGGAGATGAAGAAGTAGGCGATGATGAAGACGAGGACGATGACGAGGACGCCCAGTTGGACGGTGCTAGCGACGACAACGAGGACGATGAGGCCGAGCCCGCTGATGAGGAAGAGTTCTCAGAAGAAGTAGATGACGGTGAAGATGTTGGGGGCGGTTACGACGAAGACGATTATTAATCATGGTAGTATGGTATAAAGATATATAGCGTAGATATATCCAAATGGAAACAGAAAGATGCAAACGCATTGTAGCAGCAATCCAAAACTTGGAACCAACGGAAACGATGGAGCTGTTTAGGCTCCTTCACAAGTATAAGTGTCAATATACGAGGAATAACAATGGCATTTTTGTCAATTTGTCATGGTTATCAGATGACATGCTAGAGCGTATAGAACAGTATGTGGCTTTTTGTAGCAAAAGTCATTGTGAAGTCAAGAAGTACGAGTCTATATGCGATGTATTGAATAAGAACATCCAATATCAAAAAAATCCTCAACCAAATCAAGATGATAATGAGATAGTAGGTATGAGTATCAACGATACATCAAGTAAATATGATAAGAAGCAACTCAACAATAAAATATCTTCAAGTATGCGATTTTACTTACTGAAAAAACGATTTGCAAAGCAGATTCCTATCATAACAACTGCAAAAAATGATTTAAGCCGCGAAGAGTATGTACTATAGTACAAGCACCATGATTGAGCTATTACGTAATCAATTGCCATCTGGTCTCGCCGCCATCAATCTGGAATTTGCAGCAACACAAAAAGCCGAATACCCGTATGTATGTCGCACAAAGACCGTGAAAAGTCCGGTTGCATCATGTACTCCTTCTTCTCATCATCAAAAACGTCATTATCCGTGTATCTTTGAACAACTGCTGAAATACGTTGATGACATGTATGACATATACAATGCGCAAATGCGTGCCGAGGGCAAATCACGCTTTATGAACCGTGTCAAGGAGTTCGTAGGATGTATGCCGGGCACTGCGCTTGTTGGACGGAAAGCGTCCCGCGAAATTATGTCTTACATCTCTAATAAACCACCGCGGCGCGATGTGACGCCGCCCGAATCATTCTTCAAGTTATGCTCATTTTTATTGGATGCTCGGGTGCACGTAGGCAACAATACATACGAGTGGCCTGGTATCAAGACTGATAAAGATATTCATCTCAAAAACTGACACCATGGTATAAAGAAAAATCCTTTTGTGTTTTATAGAATGGAGCTATCCAAAGACATTATGTTACCATTTCTGCTTTCCCACAAGGAAATGGTGGCATCCAAACCCGATGCACGCACGTGGGTGTTTGAAGTGAAGTACAACGATAAAACATGGCCCCAACCTATGTTTGACAACGTATGGGCAAATCTTCGTTCGCGCCGTGACTTGAAAGAGAAGGTGCATCAAGAGTCGCTGTATGTTATCGCGGAAGAAGGTGATCAATCAGGTATTGTGTTGAAAGTCAATGGTGTGCCTCATATTTCGGCTTATTGTAGCTACGAAACCGCGATGTCCGTACCACATAAGTGGCAACAAGTTATCACTGTCGCAAAGGACATAGTGCCTGATGAGCTGCCACTTCGGGTTGTGTCTGTCGTTGAAGAAAAGAACGTTATAGAGACGGAGGAAACGGCAACATGGGGTAGCATACCCAAGTATTTCATTCTCCGAAAGAAGTTCACATACTCTAACAAGCATTTCAAATACACTCTTGCTATGACACGGAGATCTCAAGAACCTTGTGTAACCATGCGTGAGTCAGGCGTGACGACTGCACCTGTTCAGTATGAGATATCCATGAAGTCTAAAGAGATCGCAGCTAACCCCGCGCACATAATTGAAGGCCTTACAACACTCCTTCAGTGTATTCAGAACGATTACACTATGATCACACGCACTCAACACGATGATGTTCTAGATGGCTACAACAAGCTCATCCGCAAGAACATGGCCGAACATCGCCCCCGCCGTGGTCGTCATGATGTTGACGCAGATAGTGACAACAAGACGGCATTTTTCTTTGCGCCCAAGCCAGTCACACTTGAGAAGATGCATATTCTAGACCCCAAATCTGGTGGTGGCTACGGTATCGTATCAATTCAGAATGGATATGCTGTTACTGACAAAGCTGATGGCGAGCGTATTCTAATGTACATACACACGGATGGTCAGGTGTATTTTCTCAACAATACATTGGATGTACGTGTTACGGGAGTAAAAGCCAAGGCCCCACGGATGTACTCTTCTTTGATTGATGGCGAGTTTATTCCATCTAGTAAACGCAAGGATGGTGATTCAAGTGACCTGTTTATGGCGTTTGATGTCTATTACATTGGCGGTGAAAGTGTGATGGATCTTCCGCTGATGGCTACAACAGAGGAAGGCAAAAGCCGTTACAAGCGCCTTGTAGAGATCATAGATACCGATATGTGGGATGCTCAAGATGACAGCTACATAGAAATTCAGTACAAACGCCATGTATCTGCAGATGGGCCTGACATGTTCTTAGCATGCCGTGACATACTAAGTAACAGTGAGAGGCTGCCATACGATATTGATGGATTGATTTTCACTCCAAAGAAGCTCCCCGTTTTCGGTTATTACCCTGGTCGCCCTGTCAAGATCACCGAAAACGTCCGTTGGGATCGTGTCCTCAAGTGGAAACCATCAGAACAAAACACTATTGACTTTCTTGTGGAGGTGGACGAGCGTAAACGTATTGATCCTCTGACAAAGACCATGTATGGAGTGATGAAACTCTACACAGGATATAACTCAACACAATGGGAGAGTATGTCGGTCATGGAAGGATTGCGATTGCGATATGATCGTGAATATGCTGACAAAATGCGAAATGTTGGGGAGGTGTACAGAGCAAAGCTGTTTCATCCTATAACCAACTATGAACGCGGTGTGGAAGAAGCCCATGTAGCTCTGGAAAACGGCACATTGTGTGCCGAGAATGGAGACGTCATTGGGGATAAGACCATTGTGGAGTTTGCATACAACCCCGACCCTCGTATTCCCGTGTCTAAACGATGGATTCCATTGCGCGTCAGAGATGACAAGACTCGTATATTCCAGCGAACTGGGAAACTAAGTAAGACTGCAAATGATTTGAGCGTCGCAATGAGTATCTGGAGGTCCATACACTCACCTGTTACGACTGCGATGATCTCAGGCATTCAGTCAGCAACAGCGGGAGATGTTCCGGACGAGCTGGAAGAACGGTTGTTGGGCGTTGATGATACATATTATGCAAGGGAAGTTCCACGCCAACATATGTTGTCAGTGCATATGCTCAACTTTCATAATCAAGGGATCAAAAAGATGTTGTACCAGCTTCCTTCTGGTCGTGACGCTCTACTTGAACTTGCGTGTGGTATGGCTGGAGACTTGCCTCGCTGGAGGGATGCGGCGTATCGTTTCGTACTTGGTGTTGATCTGGTGCGCGACAACATCGTACATCCTCGGGAGGGAAGCTATGCACGCGTGCAAAAACAAAAGAGAGCAGTAACGACCGTTATTGGAGGCGTAGAGAAGGTCATTTACCCTGACATGGTGTTCGCAATTGGAGATTGCGCTATGCCGCTTCATGACGGCAGTGCAGCGGAAGGTCTTGACGATGACTCCAAGAAATTATTGCGCATGGTCTATAGACACGGAAATGTAGCGACTCAAGCACCATACTTCAAGTATATCATTGGCCGTGCAGCTCGCGGGTTTGATACGGTATCTTGCCAATTTGCTATCCACTATTTCTTCCAATCAGAGGATAAACTGAACGGATTCTTGGGCAACGTATCGCGCAATCTGAAGAAAAACGGTATATTCATCGCTACGTTCATGGATGGCGACAAGGTCATGCAGCTACTTGACAGTAGTCCCCGCGGAGTTGCAGAGGGAAAGAAGTTGGACAATCAAGTGACCGTTTGGGCAATCATTAAACGCTATGGTGCCATTCCTACTGAGCAGTCATTCGGTCGCCTTGTGGATGTATACCTTGAGAACACAAACAGGTTGATTCCCGAGTTTCTTGTAAGCATGAATACACTTATTGAATACGCAAGCTCACACGGTCTTGAGCTTGCAGATACTGCACTGTTTTCACAGACCTTCGCTGATTTGCGCAAGAAGGTGCCCGATAACCCTCATGAAAGGACGCATCTTGACAATGATGTTCTTGCTCTAGATGATGATCCAGTTCAAAAGCAGTTCAGCTTCTTGAACCGCTGGGTCGTTTTCCGAAAGGTATAATAGAGTAGTGATATGTATAGATTGTTAATGTGCGCATTATGATAGAGTGTTTGGATGGATATGTCTACAGATTCAGAAAACAGGAGCGGTGATAACAGCAATGGGAGCAAGACAGCAGGCATCGTTACTGCATTCAATATGATATACAAAGTCACATCTATTTTGACAGTTGTTTTGATACTCGGCATGATGATTATGGCCGTCATAGATGTGATATCATTCATGATAAGGGATGCATGGCAGATTGCAAAACGAAAAGCAGATCCGAGCTACACAAACTCCAAAACAGTTGACATGGATACTATGCGGTATTTAGAGAATGATCCGGATACTGAACCTTACAATGTGTTTGCTGAGCAGAAGTTATTGTTTGGTATCTTCGTCCTCATAGGAGTGTCATTATCCCTTTTTGGAATACAAGTTGGAATGTATGTGGGTATGATGATTTGGAGTAAAATCAGCGAGAAACCCTATAACGAAGAATTTAAGCCGGATCCTGTATCATGGTTGATTCTTATTATTGCACTCGTAGCAGCAATCGTGATCAATAGCATTTACAACAAGTTCTTCGTGAAGGGTGCCCAACAGCCAATGAAAGATTTGAAAACACGTATGAAAAATGCAAAGAGGACGATATACTCTAACATGAGCAACGACCTGAAGCTATTGCGTGCGTTGATGTATAAGGACACGGATGCCATTGACACACTCTTGACTGCTAGTGTCAATGACGTTAGTAAGTTGGAGAAGATGGTTATGACATATAACATATTCAGCTATTTTGATACGAACATACCAGATGGTGATGAGAATAGAGAGCAGTTGTTGCAAATGTTCACGAGTGGAAATCTGCGCACGCAGAAAATTGATCCAACACAGTATCTCTTATACAAAAGAGCCGCGTATGTTGCAAATCATTGGAGCAATCTGGTAGACTCAAAAACGAAGTTTGGCGCTTACATGCTGAAGAATCCAAGTATATCGGCTGCTCTCTCCAAAAGTATTGAGCAGAGTATGACAAACCTAAACAAGACCCTTTTGAAGATAACCAGTATAAGCTCCGCTAAACTCAGCCTTCGTCGTTATCTTATCATAATTGCCATAGTAATATCGGTGTTTGGCTTGATAATGATACTAACGTTTCTCTTCTTCTATTGGGGAAAAATAGGCCCTCCTATTATGTCCTTCATCAGGATGCTTGGTGAAGCCAAAACGAAAATGTATGCACAGTCTACTTCTCAACAAACTACTGCACAAGCTGCACAATAGCTTGTTTCTCCGTCTAAGGTAGGATATGAACCAAGAAGAAGACGATACAATTAGCAAGCTTGGTGTGTATTATGCAGATCTTGAAAGCATGCAAAGAAAGAAGTATGGTATGATGAATTATCTTGCCACATTCATGCTTCCTGTATTGGTGCTCTTGGCTATCGTGGCTATAGTGTTGTGGATATCCGTAGCAAAACCGGGGTTTCTTGATTTTGTGTTAAGAGGAAGAGAGTTTTTAAGCGATAACGTTGTTTTTTACGTTGCTGTGTGGATATTGTTTTACTGTATAGCTCTTATTCTCATTATACAACGAGTTGCCAAGAAGTCCATATCAATTACAAAAGCACAATTGTTTCAAAATGGATGTGATGGTAAGCCTCTTGAAGGAGAGACAGTACGCTACAGAATGATGTACGAACTTGCACGTAACACCGCTGACCCGGACACATTCTCAATATCATCTCTGATCGGTGTCACGTTTGCAATGACCATTGTTTTTTGTTTCTTGCGGAATGACGTTGATTACAAGTTGCTTTTATGCTTTACAGGATTTGTACTCGTCTTCATGATGTTTATGGTATGCTACCTGTACTTGGGTCACTATGATATGCGTCCTTATGCTTGGTATCCGATGCACGATGACTACCTGATTTGCTATAATGATATGAAGTTGTTCATGCAGAAATTTCAAGAATACTACCAAAAAAAATTACAAATGCCTTTAACGTATAACCGACTAGCGGGGATACTGGTTGATCGCATAGCAAAACTTCGTCATATGAAAAGCAAGAGAGAAGCTGAATCATATCTTGCAAGTGCACCAGCTTGGAAACTCGTAGAGTATTTGTCACTCAGTCGCGGCGAGGATTCTGATCTGATTTTGGAGCCTTTGTTATGCATCAACTATTATGGCGTTGACAAAATGTTGTTTTTGGATTTCATCGATGCAAAATTCAAAGACAAAATACGAGAAAGCACTGATAAATTGCACACTGTGGTGAAAAAGGCTGTTTTGGATTATAGGAAGAAAATTGAACCTAGCCTTACCGATACATCGTCTGCATTTTTGACATACTATAACTCTTTAACGAAAGAAGAGCTTTACGAGTACATACCATGGATCAGTCATCAAACAATAAATAAGAAAGCCATCATGAATAGGTATGCCAATTTTGCAGAACGCTTGGTGATATCGGATGCTGAATGTACATATAATGTTCAAAGTGGCACCACTGAAAGCTTTCTCACAAACTTCACGAACACATTTGGACAGAATCATTCAAAGAGTCTTGCTAGAACGGTAAAGAATCTAAGTAACATATCATACGCCGATCCATCTCCGTACATTCAAAACAACTTCAAGAAAATGCTGATTTTCTTCATGGTTACCTTTGGTATAATGACTTTCTCTATATTTGACCGAATCTACAAAAGCAGTTACATTCTCATATTTATAGTGAGCATTATAGGTATCGTATCCGGTCTGGCGTTTTTAAGCACAATGTTTATATTTGGATAATATGCATAAAATTATACGTCCTCTCTTATAAGAGGATAGACGGATGACTATAAGCGGTATTGGATCACTGAAAACGCTCTTGTCATTTGCTGGTATAGCAGTAACAAAAGATGGACAGATCAAGATCAATAATGTAGATTACAAAGTGGACGAGAGTACGCTGACACACATAATTGAGACAATTCCTTACATAGGTGGAAAAATTGTGAGTATTCTCAAATCAAATGGTGTTGATTTGAAGACTATTATAGCAAAAGTCGGCGCAGACGAGCCCCTTCCAGATGATATGAGTGAGAAGCTAAATGAATCTATCAAAGAAATCAAAAACATACAAGACGATGGGAAGGTTCAAGAGTACATCACTACAGTGATTGATTTTTTAATGGCAATGCAAGGGACACCAAACATATCACAAATAATACTCAAAGCAAGGGCTCTTGTACCCGGTATCGTTATTTCGCGCATGCCCCAGTTCTTTACGCGCGGCTTTGCAATGTTAATTGCATTCATTCCTATAATCGTGATGTGGATAATCATGGTCGTAGTTATGGCTAAGATGATCAAAGCACGTGAAAAAGGTAAAATCATACAGATGCAGTGTGGTGGCGAGTACTTAGAAAGGGAAACACAACGCTATGTTATCTACAAAGACTATGACAAAGTCAAGGGTTTATTCCCGGTTGTTAACATCATGTTGGTGGTCGCGATATTGTTCATATTTTTGTACATTGCAGTTGAACATGGCGCTATTTACTTTGTGGCTGACAAACTCAACAAAATGAAGAACTCTTTTGATCAGGGGAACGGCGGTAATCAGCAGGCTGCTGATCCAAAATCTATATATCAAGAATACTCCATGTTGTATACAATGCCATATTATATTTTTCATTTTGTATTTATTGTGCTAGTTGTGAGTTTAGCGCTGACCGTTATTGGTAAAACAAACAACCGTAATGCACTCAAGTACAGCACTCCAATCAATGAAAGCGAGTTGAAAGATATTATGAGAACAATGATTTCTTTCATGGCCATATATATATTCGTTCTGATGGTGTTGTACGGTGTATTCAATATCACGTCTAGCATAGCTCCATTGGTGGGACTGCTCATATTCTTGACGGTTGTGCTCTATATTTTCAACAAGAAGTACATAGATTTCAATAATAAAATGTTTGTGGCTTACTCAAAAGCTGCATCTGATGTAAACACCTTCGTTACACAACAACTAGCTGACACAACTACAAAAGATAAAGCAAGAAGTTACCTATTCAACCAAATCAGACGTGCAAATCCAAATATAATAGGCACCCCCGATCTAACTAAGGAACCCTATAAATCTGATTTATTCTCGTACCTGATGCATAAGAACGGTGCTGAAACCTTTGATGAGACCGGTTTACTGGACTCTGTGTCTATATCTACTTTTAAGAACAGATTTGTGAAAGGGTTTTTCACAAACATAATAGATGAAGATGTAGATGCGACCACCTTTACAACTACATTGAACAACATCACCAACACTTTAAATTCAACGGAAATTAAAGACATAAAGCCTGAAATTGGATATTTCAATTTACTTATTCGTAAATATTTGGTAGAGTATATATATACACCTGAACAACGGAATGGAGTGGTGTCACGCGATACTATTGTAGCTGTACTCACACAATATAACAAGACTGATTTGCTGAGTAGGTTTGATGATCACGATTATACTATATTTGACGAACAATACAATACAACCTACAGAAAGTCATGTTATAGGGTACTTCAAGAGGCTGTGTTAAACGGAAATGTATTGAATTACGAGCAAGCGGATGATATTATTAACATTCTTCTTCTGGCTAACACACAATATGATTACCTATCCGTAAATTTGAGCACAGTGATCAAGGCCATTGAAGATACTAAGGATACATTATCCACTGAAAATGTGGTAGGACTGTACACTGTTCTCAATAAGCTACAAGATCTCATCAAAACCTACCAACAAGCAAACTCAAACGACAGCAGAATACAAGAAAAGACTCAGACATTAAGGAATCTAGATGTGCCTATGAAGCTTGAACTAAATAAGATGATCGGCTTTATATTTTGGATTAATGTGAGTATCTTGATATTTGCTGGCTACATGTTGTTTCACAAGATTTACACCAACAACAAACCAGCCGTAAGCACATGGTTACCTCTTATGACAATCATTGGGGTAGGTGGTGTGGTAATATACGCATGGGTAATGGGTAACCTGGCAATGTAGCTTAATTTAATCTATGTGTTAGATTAAGGAGACCAGTAACGAGTCATGGATCTGAGTTATTACATACAAGACCTTACAGCAGTGGGATTGCCGAAGTCATACTTTAGCATATTTAGTAACTTGTTCACTGACCGCCATGTTCAAAAATACAACCCACAACGTTACCACTTCTATGTGCAGCTGATGCAAGCACTAATGAACCCGCAGTCAAAAGATATGGCAAAGTTAGTGTTGGAGCTACAAGCTGCAAATAAGATGAAGCGTGAAGATACACGTGAGCGGCTTCAGCGTATAACAAATGCGTTGAGTTTCTTGTATGCCAGCGCTGAAAAGTCAAGCAACCCTGATGAAGAGCGGCGTAAAATGCTGAAGAAACTTGCCGCAAGGTTGAGCGCCAACCCTTTGACAAGTAACATAAAACTCACCGTCCCTAACCCGCAGGTTTCTACGCCTGTTACGCCTGCCACACCAGCACCACAGGCAGGTGGTGCGACCATTGATTTCAAAGAACTCATATCAGGATTGGTGAATAAACACCTAGACAAACTTATTGGAATTACTGGTATCTCAAAAGATAATAGTACTAAACTCAAAGTGATTGTAAATAAACTTAGAACACTTGATCTAAATAGTGTACCCGAAATTTTATTGACTCATACTACTGAATTAACCCATATTGCATCACTTATAAAAGGACTAGATTCAACATCCACTACTCCTGAAGGGTTAGTTAAACTTGCTGATCAAATTATACCACTTCTAGATAAAATACTCAAAGACGTCAACTCATCATCATCCAGCTCACCTAGTTCATCGGGACCGTCTAATGTAAGGGCGGTTGATCCAAACAAAAGCATTTTTACTATCCTAAATGAGGACCTAAAGAAAGCGGATACAGAGGAAAAACAAAAAAATGTTATGACGCGCTATTTGAATGACCCCGTAGCCTCGCCAGATAACATGAAAATCACAAGCACTGACCGAATCGTCTTTGTTGCAGGAACATTTATCCTACGTAGTATTGCGCTATTCATAGTACAGTGGGGCATAAACACATATCTCATCAGGGACTTTAAGAATGCCTTTATGCTCTATGTGACCTCGTATTTATGCATTTTTATGCTTTGGGTGATTTTAGCAAACTCCAAAAGGGATATCAAGTTTTTCAAACTTCTTTTCTTCTACATAAGTTATACACCACATGGGTATGGACGCATCATCATTCATACGGCGATTCAGCTTCTACTGCTTCCAGTACCATTCTTGATTCGTGACCCGACAAGTACCACCAATAACGACATGCAGGCAACTCCTTTGACAATAGAGCAACGTCAAGACATCATGCGCACCATCGGAACTTTCACCTTCATCATGTGGATCCTGACCAGTTTCATTGCGTTCAGCTACTAGGAAATATAAATGTTCCCGTGATAATAGATTGTCAACATGAGTAGCCCGCCTGTACAAGTACCCTCACTGCAAGAAATTCTTGCAAAAAACCCACAATGGTTTGGCAACTACAAGGTTACCGAAGATGACAAAGGTAAATCTGATAACCAATTTATGCAAGATTTATATCAATCACTAGACGACAATTTTAAGACTTTATTAGGTATTTGCTTAGATTATGAATACGGGCATATCATGTGGTTTGTGCGGGATATTGCACCAGCATTTGATCGGTATCCTTGTGATTATTTCTTCTTCTATAGTTTAGTTGTATATTCAAAGTTGGTTATTGATCCAGACGATGATACAGATAATATTATTGCTAGATTGCCGTATTATAATGCGTTTTCATATTTCTTGATGAAAAAAGGCGAACAAGGTGTGATTAATAATCCAAATGAACTTAAAGAACAAATAACGGAATTTGCAAAAACATATAATGCTGCAGATTATCCAAAAGCATTTGCATCATCCGGATCTACCCATGATCCGCTATCTTTCATGAATATTGACGATAACAAGTTTTCCGAACAAAAAAAGCCAGATGGAAACAGCGAATTTCTGAAGGGGCTAGATAGCACTATTAATGAGATTCACCCTGCACGATCAATGGCCTTTACAGAAATGTACAAAGATAAGACTGAATACAAAAACTTTACAAAAGCAATTGAAGAGGTTATGATGAGGATTAATGCAAATGATAAGGTATTTGATAAGGCGGTGATGGATATATCGGAAACTCTTTCTACTATGAATGATGATCAATTAGGTACTTTTGTAAATGGTATGTTGAATAGTATGAAAGCATCGGTTGGGTTCTCTGATGACATAAGGTTTTCAACTGAATGATTATGTAAAAAGATAAGATCTTTTGTTGTATCAGAGGAATGTTTACTGCAGACGCAGCTAAGAAAGTACATTATGGTTTAAACAAATCAGAACCAGGACAACAACCAAAACCAAAACCACTACCAGAACCAGTACCACCACCAAAACCAGAAACACTACCAGGACAACAATCACCAGTACCACTAGAACAATCACTAAACCCAGGACAACAACCAGAACAAGTACCGCCAGAACTACAGTCAAAAGTAGCTTTGCTAGAACAACACATTCAAACATTGGAAGCACAGCTACACACCAGAAATACTGACGTATCTCAGTTAGAACAAACTATAGGACAACTACAGACAACATTAAGCACTGTTTCCAAAGATACTTCAACTAAGCTTTTACAATTACAAGCATCCATAGATTCTCTTAATAAACAACTTCTTTCTCAGTCGCAAGGATCGGCTCATATTGACCCAGCTATTCAAGCAGAATTGAAAGCTCTAAGTGCACAGGTTGCAGAGCTAGAAAAAACAAAAATGGAAGAATCATTATCCGATGAGATAATTAAAGAAGGACTACAACTCTTTTTTAAAAATTTAGGAATTTCCATCAGTTTTACTGGGGCAAATCAAGGTGGTGGTGGCGGTGGGATACTTTTTATACTACAAAAAAATGCAAGTGCCATTGCAAGTGCAATAGAGTCTAACCAAGCGCAGATTGATAGTTTTTTTGATGGCATAGATCCATCTACTGTTGGTATCATAGGAAGTATATTAAGCAAAGTATTGTTATCCTCCAATCACTCAAACGCTAATGCAATACTTAACGGAGCAGTGCAGAGAGTGCTTCAAAAGGGTAAGGCTTTCAATGAACAATACATTATGACATTGATCATGTACATACTGAATGCCATGCAAGGTATGATGAAACGAGCGAATCCTAATATGTCTATAATTTTGCCCACACTTCTCACAATATTAAAGGTCGTTGCGAAACAGCAAGAAGAATTCAAAGCAATACCAGTCGGAGGACCAGATATACAAAAATGGAAGACTGAGTTTGAAGATAAGATCCAGAAACAATTAATGCAAAATATGATGACAGTATTGAGTGCCGCATACAGTCTTGCACACCTCAAGGGTAATAAAGCCGAAGCTCCATCTCCACCAGTAATGGTTTCTACCCCTGGTGCAACTGGTATGCCGTTTGATTTCAAGATTTATAATAACATTAACCTAGAGAAGTTTGCGCGATCCCCGGCAGGACAATCTGCTTTGATGGACATGAGTCAGTCTGTACCAGCACCAAATAATATTAATCCAAAGTTTTTAGAGATTCTAACTAAAATAGTTCAACATATGCAAAGATTGTCTGGCAAAGCAAGTTTCACAAGTCCCAGCGGAAATTCAGGAGGTGGTCGACAAAAAGGAGGAAATGGTGACATCGTCAAGAAAGCAAAAGAGATCCGCGGTAAACTAGATGATTTGAAAAAGTCCTTGCGAAGTATCACAGATGGGTTGTCAGGCATAAAAGATAGATATTCTAAATTTGAAAACATATTTCATACCAACGGAAGCACAGACAAATATGACAAGATATCTGCGCTGAAAACTCAACCCGCCAATGATACAAAAAGCGAGTTAGAACGCGTGAAAGCTGAAGAAAAGAAAGCGCTCGGTATGGCAACTGCAATCAATGATGCAGGCACCAAGCTTGTAGAAGAAACTACCAAGTTTATAAATGAAAAGAAAGAAGAACTCCGGAATGTGATCAAGGTCATGAACGAGGTATTTGATGACCAGCCCTCCAATACAACCTATATAGCGAAGGCACAAGAGTTGAAAGATCTCATTGAGGGTTCTTTTGATAATGATAAAAAAGATAGCGATACTTCGGTGGGTGTGATAAGTCGTTTGGACAAGGTTCTCAATAAGGTGAAGAGTGATTTTGAAGAGGTCAATGGCCGTATAAGCTCAATTGCGAGTGGTATCCGTGAGACCAACAAGAACGAAGTGGAAAAGAACAGAGTAAACTATCTACCAGGGTATGGAAAAACATCGGGAGGCAGTTCGGTGCCAAATATTGACACAGACTTTGGTGGATACGTTGACGCAATTAACAACGTGATCAACAATCGAATATTGTCTGGGATTTTAAAGCCGGTTGACAGTGACTACATCCGTCGTACAAACCCTATTATGTCAGCCGCCCTTGGAGCCGAGCCCACCCTTTTTGCAACAATTTATCAAAACTATCTAGACAACAAGGCCAAGTTCTCTCAACCGGTAGCACTTGACAGGTTGTCTGAATCAGTTGAGGTGAACCACCTGTCGCCCCAAGAAGTGTTGGAAATCAATGCAATGGACAAAGTAGTCTTTGTGTTCATAATGTTGTTTATGCGCCTTTTCTCAGTTTCGGTTGTTGGAACATTAATATCAAAAAACTGGATCCGAAAGCTGTCTGTCGCGCTCGTGGCCTACACGGGGTTTTATAGCTTGTTCCTCTTAATATTCACTATAATCGTAAACGCAGATGCATACCGCATGCGTATCGTGTTCAACTATGTAAACTTGCATGCAAATGCTGGTCGCTTGATTTCACACATAGCCATCATGTGGATATTCAGCTTCCTATTTCTCATGATAATATGGCATAATGCCATACAGATAAATGGTATATACACATCAGACCTCTCATCTGAGATCAAGGCCGACCTTATGTATCGCACCGAAGTGCTCAGTATGATCTTATGGATTTTCTCTTTCATTCTTGTTGCCATATTTTGATCACGTTCTACTTGTACAACGCCTTTTTCCGCGCACCAGAAGCTCCAAACACACCGGGCGGGGGCCGATCGTCAATTCGGCCATGCTTGAGAACTTGCATTTTAGCATGATTGGCACAAAGGTCGCAGTCTGTACCGGACCGTGTCCGTGTACATTGTCCACCTCGCCCGCGGTTCCACACCCGAGCCATGCATCTGTTGTCTGCTTCCGGAGGAGGCCGCGGGTCCTTCTTTTTTACAACCTCTATCTTTGTTTTGGTATTGGGAGTCACCACGAGAGGATCTGACAAGTATGTGGCCACAAGCTCTGTTGCATCAAGCCCTTTGTCATTTGCTATGCGTTCTAGTAAGCCTCGCTGAATCTCAAACAACTCTTTGTTTAAAACAGTAAAAATAAAGCTGGGTATATCCGCCATTTTGTAGCTACTACATGCTTATTCATCATATCAGATTGATCATTTTTTCACTGGCATCTCCAAGAAGCATGATACCTGACGACTGAGATTTAGTACCTGATCGTTTTCTTTTACCTCATCTCCATTCAAGCTTGCGGGGATTTCTATAGAGTTATGATGTACATTGATTACCTGGACACGTCGGGTTCCGATAGCTAGTACGTCACCTATCGCAAATTCTTGGCCATAGTATGATACATCCGATAATTCGAGCGCTAAACTACCTCTATCTGTAGCAAGAACATTTGATATTACATGACCGTCTCTTCCTATATCCAGCATAGTGCCGTAAGCGTCGCGAATGGTGATAGTCCATGGAGTAGCTAAAGGCTTGATGGTTTGCATTGCTATTGGTTCTAGATGTATCCATTTCTTATCAGTGTGGGTTGAAACCATAGTAACTTCTATTGATTGCTTTCCAGCACCTTCAAGCACGAAAACAAAGTACGGGATCCAGTTAATCGTGGCTATATTTGGAACAATGACTTTTGCTAGACTCATTTTGTTGATATCAGCACTATGAGGAAATACAATTGCGCTTGGGATGAATGTTGCTCTCTCATTCTGATATTGCCATAAACGTCCCCAAGAGTTCAAGGATATTGTAGCTACATCTTGTTTTGCACCTCCACGGGCTTCTTGAGCCCCATTGATGATGATAGTACTTGGTGGCATCTGGATAGGCGCAGGAGCACCAGGTGGTTCCTCCGCAGGCTTTATGACTGTTGGTGCGATTGTTGCAGATACAGCGGTGGTTTCAACGCTCCTCTGAAGTTCCAAATCTTTCAATTTCTTGAAGAAAGTTTCTTCACACTTTTCATCATGATCCTTATCTTCTGTTACAGGCACCTGCGTTTGTAGTGAGTTCAAGAAAGACTCACGAATGGCAACAATTGCCTTTTTGTTAAGAATGTCAAGTGCAAGCCCTTTGTTTTCAGGAATGCTACCAATTGTTTTCATCTCGCCCGCTACCAATTTCTGAAACTCAATTGGTACAATTTCAAGACCGCGCGACTCCTCCAAGTATTGCTTGGATATATTGAATACATGTTCATAGTTTTCTTTACTGAGGAAACGGGCCATCGCCAAGGCTAAGCTTCAATTACTACCCGCCTCTTAAGTCTTTTTTCGGAACTGTCGGAAGTATATGTTCCGGAACTCATGGATATATGCGTCATTTATGTTTGGCATATGTGCAACGGTTTCAAACTTTGTTGCACGGTCTCTCAACAAGCCCTCTATCCACCTGATCTGGTAATCAATAGAGAATATACCGCATTCTGTATTACCACGCTGATGACGCATCTTATTGTATTTGATTGTAAAGGGCTTGTTCGCACCTTGTGGTATTGCCTGTACATCACGTTTCAAGGTCTCCATAAACTGCACGATCTCTTGAGGTGGCACCGAAGCAACGGAATCGTAATAGTATGCTCCAAAGGATGGTAAGCTTGGGTCAATGCATGCAAATAGTGACGTCCAATGCGATCCTGACTGATTATGTTTATCCAAATTGGTTATCATTCCAATATACCGTACACCCTTTTTGTAAAGAGCGGCAATATTCAGATTGCAGAATTCCGCAAATAAGCACTGGCCAAATGTAGTCCGCGCCTGAAAATCAATGGGGAAAACTCCAAGAAATTTGTACTTGTATTTCGGATTCGTATCTATATCATACTGATTCATGACCGCCTCAATATCGTAGTTAGTTAGCCATGTATATTCATTACTTTTCCATTCATCCGGTTTCAAAGGACGCAAACTCTTAGCAACTTCTTTGCTAGGAGTCTTTCCCTCTAAGTTGTCAGCCCAACACGCCTCAACGCCCTTCTCATTGGGCGGACAAACTGCGGACATGTGATACTTGAGACTCCGCCAAAGTTCGCGTTTTGACATCTTTGCGTATCCACGAATCTTTGTTTTCACGTCCTGACGTGAAGCATTCCACGTTTTAACTAGCCGCAAGAGAGCATTTCTGTCAAAACACGTCCCATCTTTCTCAAAAGTGTCAGCACCCATTGGGGAGCAATAAGCTGCACGGGTCATCACTATAGTTCTTTACAGAAATTCTTCACACGGTCGCATCCCAAAAAATGATTGACCGCACGAGTGTGGTACAAACTGTGTGAAACTGTTACTACATTCGCTACATCAGGGTTTAAAAAATATCCACCCCTATACTTCAGGAGAGAACCCGAGGTCAAACGGGGGCAAACATGGACCAATTCAAAAGATTCATAAGCCAGTTTAGGTGCGAAAAAGGACAGCAGTATACACATACCAGCATAGCCAGCCCCCAATGCTCCCTACATATTCCCAAGGACCGTGCCAACGAGTTCTATGCTGCGTACACCAAAGCTATGGTAACTGGTTGCAGCCTTCATCTCACAGAGAAGCCGACAGATCCGAGTCCTATGCGTGCCGACCTTGACTATCGGTTTGTCATGCCAGAAAGTAAAGAGGTTGTCCGAACATATACAAAGGACGATATCTTCCGCATTATCACCTATTACTTCAATGCCATGGCATCATATCTTGATGCACCTAGTGATGCTTGGGTAGCATACGTCATGGAAAAGCCATCACCAGTAGAATATCGTGGAAAGATCAAAGATGGTATCCATATCGTTTGGCCCGACCTCGTTATTTCACATACAATACAACACTTGATCCGAAAGAAAATGTTGGATGATGCTCAAGCTCTCTTTTCTGGAATGACCCTCTGTAACACCTATGAGGACGTGATAGATCAAGCTATTATTGACAAGAATAACTGGCAAATGTATGGCAGTCACAAACCAGATGCAGAGTCGTATCGTGTTACGTGTGTGTTCCGATACGATCCCGATACTCAGCAAGTTGAAGAGCTTTCAACTCCAACTGCCGAAGAGGAGCTCAAATTTGTTGCATTGTTTGGAATGCGCCATCGGGAACCACACGCCGATCTCAAGGTCAAAGAGGATAAGGTTGCTGAGGTAGATGACTATGTACGCCTCGTGCTTCCCACCATGGATGAGCGGAAGAAATCAAAGCTCCATTCTCAGGTTTTCGGCAAATCACTCAACCACAGGAAGAATTCAGTTTCTGAAGACGAGCTTGCACTCGCAAGGCAACTGGTTTCCGAGTGCCTCAGTCCAAAACGTGCCGAAAACTACGAGGAGTGGATAAAAGTAGGCTGGACGCTCCGAAATATTGATCATAGGTTGTTGGATGCATGGAAGGATTTCTCCAAGTGTTCGTCCAAGTACATTGAAGGTGAATGTATATCACTATGGGACAAAATGCGCATTGACACACTCGGGATGGGCACATTGCGTTGGTGGGCGAGTATGGACAACCCTATGAAATACAATGAGATTCTGGACCAAAGCGCGATCGCACTCATTGATAGATGCATTGGATCCGACGGCGCGCATTTTGACGTGGCTAAAGTTGTTCATGCACTCTACAAAGACAGATACCGTTTTACCGTGAAAGACACATGGTATATGTTTAGCGAGGACAAGCATCGTTGGGTGAGGACGCGGGAAGGCCTCCAGCTCCGATTGGTCCTGTCAAATGAGGTATGTAGCAAGTTCATGGAGAGAGCTGCACATTGGAATCGCGAGGCCATGAAGGCCACAGAGAGTCGTGATATCATTGAGGACAAATCCAAGAAGCTGACGTCTATTGCCTTTCGCCTAAAGCAAACTGGTTATAAGGACAGCTTGATGAAAGAGTGCAAATGTCTTTTCACAGACGAGCTGTTTGAGGAGTTGCTAGACAGCCACCCACACTTGATCGGTTTTGAAAATGGTGTTTATGATTTGCGAATGCACGAGTTCCGCGACGGCCTCCCCGATGACTACATCAGCTTCTCAACTGGGCGGCACTACTTTCCATACGATCCCAAATCCACTGAGGCGGAGGAGATCAGTCGCTTTATGTCATCTGTTTACACAAATGAGGGAGTGCGGAAATACATGCTTGATGTAATGTCATGTATCATTGATGGTGGCATTCGTCAAGAGAAATTCTATATAATGACTGGTTCTGGTAGTAATGGTAAGTCAAAGATATTGGAACTGATGCAGAAGGCAATAGGTGACTATTTCTGTATCCTTCCAATTGCACTCTTGACGCAAAAGCGCGCCGCTTCAAATTCGGCTCAGTCCGAGCTGGAGAGGACGAAAGGTCGCAGGTTTGCCGTCATGCAGGAGCCTGGAGAGAGCGAACGGCTCAACATTGGTCTCATGAAAGAGCTGAGTGGTGGCGACCGCATTATGTGCCGCGGTCTGTTCAAAGAACCGATTGAGTTCAAGCCGCAGTTCAAGATGGCCATGACATGTAATGAACTCCCCGAGGTTCCGAGTGATGATGGCGGTACTTGGCGCCGTATCCGTGTCATTGAGCACACATCTAAGTTCGTGGAACATCCAGATCCACGGAAGCCTCACGAGTTTCTCATGGACGCAGAGATTGTTGACAAGTTTGAAAGGTGGGCTGACACTTTCATCAGCATGCTTATCCATCACCACGTGACGCTTGACCCCAAGAACATTCACGAGCCTATGGAAGTGCGCATTGCGACGGAAGGCTACAAGAAGAACAATGATGTCATCGGCCAGTTCATATCGGACAAGATGGTTGTTGACGAGGAGAGCACTGACCGCATTTCTCTCAACAAATCCTACAACGACTTCAAGTCGTGGGCCTATGGTGCTATGCAAAAGGGCAAGAAGATCCCAGATCGCAACCAATATCGTGCCTACATGGAAAAACAGTTTGGTGCCTACCCTAGTGATGGCAAAGGCTGGCGCGGGATTCGTTATATTTCCGCGGATAATCGCGATGATGATATAGAATGATCATGAAAAAATGAATATAAACATTACATAGTAAAGACGCCAAGAGACACAACAATGGTTCTCGCTGATATTGACAAAGTAATTGTCCACATCCGTGAGATGTTGGAGATGCGCGGCGACGATGTCTCTTACATAGAGGAACATGCAGACGCCGTTTCTCGCCCCCGCTACTTCACAGAATTCATTGAGCTCAATACAAATAACACGACCGTGATGTTCGCACTAACAAAGGAAGTTCTCAAGGACGTATTTCGCGAATTCAAAGAGGCAGATGACGTTGGTGACATGGTAGCAAAGTATAACAACACACGCAATTTCATTATTGTTGTGACTGAGCTCCCGTCTTCGGTGAGCGCCAATCTTTTTGCCCTAAAGGACAAGGAACTCAATGCTCAGGGCGGTATGCTCCAGATATTTCAGTTGAAGGAACTCATGTACAACCCTTGCAAACACGAGCTCGTACCAAAACACGAGAAACTCAAGGAAGATGAGGTGAAGGTTTTCATGGACCAATATATGCTCAAGAGTAAACTGTACATCCCAATAATCCACAAGACAGATGTCATTGCGCGATGGCTTGGACTTCGTCATGGTGATATAGTGAAGATTACGCGGTATAACGAGACTTCGGGGGAATACTTCTATTACCGTTGTTGCATGTGATTTTCTTTCCGTTAGTTAAGGTAGATGTCTTCTGCACCGTTGGAATTGAGGCTTGACGTGAAAGATAAGCTACAACAAATCAGTGATACTTTCATTGAGCCCATTTTTCGTAAAAATCTTGCCTTTTGTGGAACGGCAAAGAATAACATATCTAATCCTTTCAGTGAACGTCTCAGCAATAACAACAAGTTGAATAATTTGGTACCTATTCTAATGTCAGGATATTCAAACTTCAAAAATGTTTATAGTTCTGAAATTACCAGGAGCGCTCCTACGAGTGTCAAATACAGGAGAATGGATTCCAATTCCGCCTATATTGACCTAACCCTGAACGAGAACCACTTCTCGTTCAAAGATTATGGACTCACTAGTAACGTAGAGATATCTATTCATGATTTTGTTAATGCAGGATCGTCGCTACGTACAGTACTGGATGATACATGCAAATTGTATAGTCTACTGGATGATACGAACTATAACAATTATAAATACCTTTTGGCAAATTCTAATGTAGCAAACGTGAACATAAATCTCGTTGGTTTTGGAGGAGCCAAAACAACCATTCAAGGTTCAGGCGCTCTTCAGAACGCTAATTTTACAGGTATGATGGGTCTTATCAATAGTTTGAAGTCCATAAATGCTGTAAACACAGAATCATTGACTACCACCAATGCAAATAACATTAATGCAACTACAGTTTCTTCTCCTCCTGTTGATTCTTTCCGCCCCCCTGAGACCATTTCAGACTCTCTTTTGCTTATGACACCAGGATCAACTGACACAGAATCTTACACTACCGACGTAACGATTGACGATAACATTGTAGGAGACGGCAGTACGGTCAGATATTACACGGTGTCGTATTATGCAAAAATGCGCAATGATAGCAGCGGTGATGCTATGTCAACCAAACTGCTAAGCACTTTCTTGATGGGTAATGCTGCAACACAGGGGAGTATTTCTATGGCTACAACCTCTATTCCATACTTCACACAATATGAAGACTATGTATCTACAACATGGACAAAGATATCACATACCGTCACTTACAAGCTTCCAAATAATACAAACGCAAAGCTACAGTTTAGGTTGTACGTAGATCATGAAGGGGCAACAAACAAGCAGAATATGAACGTTTATATAACTGGTTTTCAGGTAGACCTGAGTGAATCTGAACCGGCCCCTGACGCGCCAACATTCAAATTGCCACAGTTTGATGATTCGCGATCAAATCGTATCGTGATCCGTCGTCTCCTACTTCTGTACTATCTGATGGCAAGCTACTACGTTACTGTAGCTATAAAGGACAACAATTTTGGCTCAGCGCCACAAACCAGCTCTGAGAAAAAAGCCACGGCACTGACGAACTTGATGTACGAATACATGATGAATTACACGCGCAATATGTTGAAGGATACACCTGTGCAAAATTCGGACGGGACTATGGGCTCTAAGAGTCTACTAACTTCTTTGAATGATAACGTATCTTCTCGTTTCAATACATATCAACAGAATACACAAACTTTAACAACCTTAGGCAAGACACTGTCTGATAAGCAGTATGATCTCAAGTCTAATGTAAACACCATGAATAGTGCCAAGAAAATGATGGACAGAACAACAACATATATGTACGCTGCACTTGCAGTATTTTTAGTTGTTGCGGTTGCATGTCTTGTGGTGTTTGTACTACCACTTGATCAAAAACAAAAGATAATGACTGCTTTGGCGGTGGGCGGTATTGGTATCGTTATATTGATGATCTACATGTTTGTCTACTCTCAAAACGTGAAGGAGGAATTCCAAGCTCAAGGTCTATTACAAAGCCCTGGTAACTATTCTGCTGGTCTAAGATTATCTGATGTAGCAGACTATCAAAAGGACAGCAGTATTGTAGCTCTAAACTATGCGGCTGAATACCTTGACAATACTATCAAGGTTGCGTTGCTCCTTCAGACATACGTTGGATATGGTAACGTGAACTTTGCTCTTGACAAGGAGATCACACACTATAACGGCATCAATAATCAAGTTGGTACAAGCATCTATAAGGTGAAGAGTGCATCTAATGTCTACACTATAAACAAATACTCCAACCGTGCCCTAATCTCTATGTTTGTTACCATTGGAGTTTTGGTTGCTGTTACAATATCTGCTCTGGTCCTCAGTCAGAATTACCCTGGATTGCGCATATGGATTCTTTCCAGTGCCGGCTTCATATTGTTCTGCGCACTTATGTTCTACATGATGGACACTTCTGCTCGTGTCCGTACAAAAGCAACTAATATATATTGGGGAACTCCAAACCTTCAAGGGTTGTAAGCGCCGCTAAGGAAGACGGCGTAAGTTCTCATAATACATGTCAATTGGTGAAGTGGTATTCTCTAGCGCACCTGTGCCTAGAAGCCACGACCGAGGTATAACGTTCATAGGATGCTTTTCGTTTGCAAGTACAAACAGGAACAAATAGTAAACCATCAGTAACCCTAATGCAAACAATATTCTGCGGGTGCTCAAGTAGAACATACCAAACATTATTAATGCTTGAGTCACAGGGTGTGAAATGAGTCTTTTTTGTATATCGCTAAAGTTGAAAATGAGATGTCGGGCGCCAACTTGCGCCAGAAAAGCAGATGCAATACTGAGGACATCAGGTGATCCACCAGGTACGAAGTTGTTCATACGCCTTTTCTATAACATGTTTGTGAAAATTAGTATGGGCTCGGCTGGCCAGGCTGTAGCTCCACATCTCTTTCTGGAAACAAAGGATAATAGTCCTCCTCTAACCCGATGTTACGAAGAGCAGGCGCGTCATATGTGTTATCGGCGGGTTGTTTAGGTTTGAGAGTGAATTGATTGTTCTGAGCCCAAGGAACAATCGTCCTACTCGGTTGTATTGACTTCTTGCCCAACACATGGAAATCCAAGACCAAACATAGCAACAAAATGAATCCTAGGCATCCAATAACACGATCCCATACGAACAAATAAATTGTCACTATTGCCATGACGACAAATATCCATGGATGCTCGTAGCTCATAAGTATCCATTTTGGATAAGGTTCTTTTGGACGAAGGCTAAAGTACAGTATGAACCCAACAAGCAAACCTGTTATTACACCTTTCAACACATCATCTATCATCATCATTTTGCTACCATATACAAAGGTAAAAGAAAACATTATCTTTGTAGCTGTTAGATGATGTGGGCGTCTTGCACACTACAAGAGGCATATAATGTGCCATCGTTTGACACTGCGCCCAAGAAACGTAAAAGTTGTGCCGCACAAGCGAAAGCATCCGCCGATCCATACGATCCATATTTACCGGAAAATGGCCGAGGCGAAACCGCTTCTGTCGTGAAAGAACATTTTCAGTCCAACTCAGATCCTAATTACCGCGGTCGTGCAAGTGATTATAACTATTATAGCAAGGAGTATAACATTCCGATTCCCGCAATAACTGAAAATTTTCAGTCTGCCGCCGCGCCTAAATGTTCCGCATCTCCACAAATATACGAGATACCCATTTCTGCGGAAGCAAAGGCACAATATGACAGCGCCATGAAAACAGCACTCACACAAGGTGAGACTCAAACTGCAAATGAAGTGGCACCAAAACGCAAAGCGGACATGTCAAACGTATCCGGATATGTTGACGATGACTTAGAGCAGTACTTGCAAACGAAAGACATGAAAGCCGCTCCATTCATAACTCCACAATCACCTGTAGAACGCAAAACACCTGCCGCAGAGCCATATGATCCAAAATCATCTCCTTTCGCTAAAGCAATGGATGTTTTTAAAGGCCAAATGACACCTGCGCCTTCGGCATCTCGTCCCGTGCCCTCACTCCCTCAAACTCCTCGCCCACAACCTTGGTCTGGAGTATGGGATATGGTGATTTTCATCTTAGCCGGTATTCTTATTCTGTTCCTGTGCGAACAATTGTTCAAGCTAGCAATGTTAATAGGAATGAAGCGCACCGTAGAAATGCTTGAGCCGTATCTAAAAGAGGCGTAGTTTGTTAGGAGGCCCTCCTGAAGGGGGTTGAAGGGTAGGATGGGACTTTTTCATAGGTCGTATCTCTTCAGGGTCCCATGATATGTAAAGCACATACATGCTTGGTGGCGGAAGGAGTTGCACAAGAAATCCGGTTTCTCTCAATTTTGTTATGACATACTCCGTACAAGTCTGTATGTTATATAATGGCAAACCAACAATCATTCCTGGTATTTCGTAAAAAGTATTCATACCACCATATTGAGCCGCTGTGCGAATGCGTCCATGACAACGCTCAAGGACCTTGTCGTAACACATCTTTTTGTTTGTTTCCTTTTGCTTTCTCATCCGGTAGAGCTCATTTAGGCTTATTTGCGGGTGCATGACCAATTAAAGTATGATAGTCCTATGTTAAGAAAAGACATGAAAGCACCTCATGTGACGCATATAACACTAAGTGGCGGTGGCTTGTGTGGTGTCTCGTACCTTGGGTGTATCCGATTCTTGCAAATGGAAAACATCATCCAAAACATACGACACGTTTCCGGAACGTCTATGGGTGCGTTCTTCGGAGCAGCAATTGCCCTTAACATTCCGTATACGGACTTAGAGCAAATTATCAAGGACTTTACCAAACAGCCGCCAAGATTTGATGCCGCAAACATTTTACAGCTTATGACAACGTTTGGTCTTGATAATGGCGATTTCTTAGTGGAGCCGTTGCGTAAATACATCCGGAACACATACGGTACAAATGACATCACCTTTATAGAGCTGACCAAGAAAACTGGTAAGCACCTGGTTGTGTGTGCTACTTGCGTGGAAACTCTCAAGCCAGTTTACTTTTCAGTGGACACGACCCCTGACCTGGGAGTTTTGGACGCGGTTCAAGCATCCATGACAGTTCCGGTATTGGTGAGACCAAAGAAAATTGGAGATAACCATTACTGTGATGGTGCAGTAACGGACAATATTCCGGTATGTCCATTCCGCGGATCCCAATCTCTTTTAGTCATTCGGGTAACATCGGATATGGCCCAGCCACCGCCAAATGTGATGACATCATTTACTTCATATCTCTACGCATTGATGCACGCTTATTGCGCTCAAACAACAAAATGCGATGAAAAAATAACCTGGCTAGTTGTGCTAAATAAATGTCCATTGTCATTCCTTCCAATGAAGTTTTGCAAGGATGGCATGGAGGTTGATATGAGTGACAAGGACGTAGACGCATCAACGTTGTATGGATATGAGAAGCTACAAGAGTGGCTGCTTGACCAACTACTTGAGGTCATTGACGAAAGCCATTAGATCACTTGCAGTCCTGGCACCCGTGTACTCCTTTGGTTTCTCTGTGCCAACCACAACCTCAACATAAGGGAATCCTTTTACATAAGGAGGCACATTACCGGAACCACCGTCAATCTTGTTGGCTTGGACAGTGTTACCCGCTTGTTGAACGAAAGCTTCCCATTCAGGGTTGAATGCAACGCAATAAGGGCACTTCTCCAGGAAGTAATAGTTCACAACAATCCGTTTACCGGCATCTTGAAAGTGCTCGCGCCTGCTTAGGAACATGTGGACGATTCCGAGACCAACTAGTATCAAGAACGCAACGAGGATTCCGGTCCATACGTGCTTGAAGCTTTTCATGCCTTTGGAACTACCCTTGATCATCTCTTTCTACAAGATGAATTAGGAAATTTTCACGTATTGTAAATCCCCTTGATTGAGCATCACGGATCCAATTGACACATACCAAAGTAAACTCGTTTTCCATGTCACAAATTAGTAATGCATTCACGTCATGTATATAGTACTCCAAGTCATCACGCAACTTCAGCCATACAACAAAAGGCATGCACAGTGCCTTGAACAATCCACTGCTAAATTGACGCATCTTTCGCACAAACTCAGGTCGCTCATCTTCCAAATGTTCAACAAGAATTGCGGTTGCATCTAAGTCTTGTTCACAGCGCAAATATGCTGCAACCTCCATTGCGGAGTCATCGTCAAGTGTTATAACCAAGCACTTGTTAACTTCGCTTAGGTCTGCGCACTCCAGAAACATGTAATATAGCAACACGAAAACCTTAAGTCGCGTAGTACTTAAAGGTTTATGTGACCAGATTGTAAATGGAGGGAGAGGTTGCATTAGATGTATTTGTCAAAGCTACACAGAAGACTCCTTTTTCAAAGGAATTGAAAGAAAAAGTAAAATGGCTCCTGGACACCTTTGAATGTTTTCATTCTGACAGGCCTCCAACCCATGTTGTGATGAAGGCACAGGAGCAACGCAACTCTCGTAGACCGCGCAGGATTGGAGACCGTGATTTATCATCTGAGAGCTTGACAAAGAAATCAATAATGACATTGATGAATAAACTCAGCCCTACCAACAAAGAACACATTGTTACACAAGTACGGAGCTCGTTCCGCGCAGAGTATGCTGAAATGATTACAACGACTGTTTGGGAATTTATGTTGCTATGCCCAGAACATCAAGACATCTATACGGATGTGTTAATGATGCTTACACCACATGTCAATATTTACATACAGCATATATGGGATAAATATGTAGCTGAAAAAGGATGGTTTATAAGGGAATGCAAATTGGAAGAGTACGATGACTTTTGCGAATATGTAAAGATAAAGAAGAGGGCATTGGCATCAGTGAAAGCATTTAGTTGTCTCGTCAAAAAACGCATACTGCCTCATAGTATAATCATTGAACTTTCACACAGTTTGTATGATGAATGTAACAACATGGTAATGAATGAGGCGGTGACTGAAAACAAGAAGTTTGAGTTACTGTTGGAGGAGCTCATGTTGCTTCCTGCTACCTTTGATGTACAGTCTTGGAAAGAGCGGGCGCCATCATTCCCGCCCCCAATCCGTTTCAAAATTTATGATCTCTACGATAGATGTCATTTAAAGGCAAGATCATAGATGCGTTGGATATTTTGCGCAAGAATGAGCAGTATAACAATCAAATGTACAAAGCACGGGCGTATGCTCGGGTGATTGAGCAAATAAAGGATCTTCCTCGTGTTGCATCAATGCATGATTTGAGTAACGTAAAAGGAATAGGAAATCGTATCCGTGAGAAAATAACGGAAATTTTTGAGACAGGATCCCTTGCTGCCGCCAATAATGTAATCCATGTTGTGGATGAGTTGCAACAGATTCATGGAGTTGGTCCCGCGAAGGCTCATGATCTCATTGTCAAATACGGAGTCCAGTCTTTGGACGACCTGCGATCTCGCCAAGACGAACTGTTGAATGCTACTCAAAAGATAGGGTTGAAATACGTTGAAGATACACGTGTGAAAATTCCGAGGAAGGAAATGATGTCACATCAGGCTAAAGTTCGCAAGATATGCAATACTGTTGACAAAGATATTGTGTTTGAAATGGTAGGTTCGTTTCGTCGTGGTGCTAAAGCAAGTGGTGATATTGACATTCTGATCCGAGGCGCTACGACCGCAACCTTTGCTATGCTATGTGACAGGATGCGGGCATACAAATATGTTGCCGACACACTTGCGCAAGGGCCCAAAAAGTTCATGGGAATTGCAAGACTAACCAAGCGGTCAAAGGCACGTCGGATAGATATGTTGCTGACTTCCGCGCAGGAATACCCTTATGCTCTTCTTTACTTTACGGGAAATGACACATTTAATGTAGCTATGCGTAAGCTTGCTCTTGAAAAAGGATATTCTCTCAGTGAACATGGCCTGAAACCCGCGAAGAACCAAAAAGCTCCGCCACCAATGAAAAATGAAAAAGATATATTCAAGTTCTTAGAAATTCCATATCTTGCTCCAGAAGCACGCAATGAGAAAAATCTCTAATGTAGGTATAGAATGCTGCAACTATCGTACCCTGTACAACTGGCCATTGGTTTGGTTGGAGTGATCCTCTTTTTCACAACTTACACCTACATTGAGAAGTTGGAGAAGCTTGGTTGCCCATGTGCCGAAAGCCCATACAGGTCATTTATCAAGAACTTCTGCATTGCTGCGATCATTTACCTTGTCGTGTTCATGGTTATGCCAGCAAATACCCTTGTGAAGACCTTCGGCAAGATTGGCGGTCTCATCGTTGTCATCGTAAGTATCATTTTCACCATCCTCTTCATCATCTTCTACATTGTCGCTTTTATTTACACAAGCGGCTTGATCCGCGAGAAGTGCAAGTGCTCTGAGGATGTGCGTCGTGAGGCACTATATTACTGGTCTATTATTGAGATCATCTTGTTCGCAACCGTTTTGATCCTGCCTCTGTTTGTATCGGTTGTTGGTGCAGGAATTGCGATCGTCTCATCTTCAGTCAACTACGTTCATGACTCTGCACACATGGCACGCACTCTTGTTACCAACCCCGTACACAGTGTCGGAAAGATTCCCTCCGCACTAAAGGCGTCTGCAAAAGCCGCATCAAAGCTAATGCGTAAGCGTAGGTAAGACACAGAATCCTGCTATCCCTCGGCAAAACATAAGGTCTTCTATTCCCGACAGTTTGCGGAGACTTGATGTGACATATTCATCTATTTCTTCTATATTGAAGAAGGAGTCTATGTGATCATCATCATTTGCAACTTCATCCCAACAATCTTTTTTTTCTGTAAAATCCTCTATGAGGTAGCCTTCAAGTATCTCGTTGTATTCATCCCAGTCTGGAACAGGAATGTTATGTGTAAAAAGGAACGTAGACATGCCTTCCCTTTGAAACTCGCTGAGTTGTGCATTTGCTATGGGGATAAACAGAAGTGTGATCTGCCCTTCGTTATATTCAAATGTCAACATTTTGCAGCATATACTGTGTAACGGTCTATCATTTATCATTTTTTATACCTCTTACAACTGAAGTGTGCGCTTCGCTCCTGACGCACGAGGCGCCCTTGGAGCGCGTGCCCTTGGAGTACGACCGCCAGCGCCAGCCATGATACCGTTCATATCTGCGGTATCCTCAATGATAGATGTAATTTCCTCATCAGATACTGACAAAGTTTCATAGCGATTGGTGTCACTCATTGCGATGTTAGTTGATACATCATTGATGATATCTTCAACGCTGGGACCGCGCATCTTAGGTTGCGCCATTGGAGCCTGAGCCGGTTGACGTGTCACGGGCATAGGAGCTGGTGTGGGCATTGTAGGTCGGCCGCCGAGGCCAAAGAGATTTCCGACCATTCCGAAAATGCCACCTCCACTAGGTGCACTTCGCGCTTTGTGCATCGCAGCGTTTTGGAACTGCTTCATGAGATGGGGATCCGAACGCAATACCTCTTCAACGTCTGGGACATTGCTTTGTTTGAACATGCGGTTGGTAAAATGAAACATAAATGCCGATCCAGACAGGCTCATAAGCAACCTGACCTCAGGTGCCATCTTCTTTCCACTACCCTTGTATTTGTCATGTAGCTCTTCAAAAATGTCATCGTAATCGTTGATGCTCTCGTGTACATTGTCAGACCAGCCATCTAGGTGAACATCAAAAGGGTCATAACGTTCATTGAGGAACTCAACACCAGTGACAAATGCCATCAGCATCTTGCGTTGAAATCGTACACTTGCGTCCACCTCTTTCTCACGAAGGATCCTACCGTACTCTGCGCGCATCTCTTCAATATCTGACTGGAGTGAGAACTTCTTAGGCAAACGGTAACCTTTGGACTCCAGACGGTCCATTTGATAAAGGATCTCCTTCTTCTCATTCATCTCGGCCTCTACCTTTGAACGTTCCGCAGCCAGTCTTGTCGCCATGGTGTCGTAGCCGCCACCTGCAGGCGTGTTAGGGATACTAACATCGTCATCATCATAGTCATCGTCATCAGATCCGGATCCCGAAGAGCTATTGCTCCTTGATCCAGCTGCCATACGTTGTGAAAACGCACCGCCTCCGTATAAGCCCGATCCAATGCCGGCGACTTCACTACGATCGGTGTTGTCACCGCTATCACTACTGCTGCCTGAGCTACTGCGGCTAGATATGGAAAGGACGTCACTACTCACCTTTGACTTGTTAATAAGCATATCAGTGCCAAGAGATGGACCTGCAGCACCCACAGGTGGGACCCGAAAGTTCTTATCAATAGACATGACTTCGTCATCATCATCACCATGAACAGTTATTTGTGGGTGAAACATACACGCCTCGCTTTTATCCTTATTATGTCACCCACACATCTTTTAAATGGTTTCGTACGCGCGTCCAGCGATCACGCACTTTTCAATAGAGTACTTTTGCTTTCGCAACCAAGCAATGCATTGAAGCAAAGAATCCGACATGTCATCTTTCTTATTGTAGCTACAAAATATACCCTGAAGCTTTGCATCTCCTTCAATATATTTTTCGGCAATCCGCACCGCCTTCCATTTATTCAACTCATAACCGGTTTTGTCCGTGGTTGGAATAGCGCCCTCACACCAATCGTGACCCGCCAACTTACCCTTTGCAGACACCAAAGTTACATTGCCAACGCACCCTTCCCAGTGCTTGCGAAGTTGGAAGTAGCTATAGATCATGCTTTGTATACTCTTCATCGCCCCATTCAATCGCGACGGCTGATTCTCTATCAAGACAGTATCTATAAGTACCCCGTCTCCCAACGTCTCTACGAGCTCATCAAGCTCCCCAAACAATCTCCCCGCAAGTTCGTTGATGGGTGGAATCTTCTCTTTGGGTGCGGCAAGTGAAATAATGTACCACATGACGATACCGGCTTCCTTGTCCGCTTTCTCTCTTGGAGCTACAACACAACATGCAAGATTCTTGATCCCAATATCAAAGCTAATGATCACTTTTTGTTTGCTCGTTTCCATATTGCGTCTTGTAGCTGTCTTATAATACTAGGTGTTAACTTTCTTAATTCATTTTGTGTGATCAGTTTGCGGAGGTATTTCCAAAAGTCATCGTTTTGGTACGATTTATTCAAATCAACAATTGACTTGCAACGGTTGGCGATCCAACTATAAGATGCTGTTATTGCATGCATTTCGTCATCGTGTCTCTCAATAGGACACATCATACCCGTGTTGATCAACGACAACAACATTTGTTGCACTTCCGGATGTTTCCTTGCATCACTTGGAATCATGTCAAGGAGATGTTCAAATACTGAATAGTCATAGTCTGGACAGAGCAACAACCTATCTTGTTTGTCAGTATAGACCGCGTTATTGTCTATGATGATCACTTGATTATGCAATATGTACTCCCGCTCTTGCTTTGTAAGCGGTCTCTGCCGGGAAATAGCACGACATATACGTGGAAATATGCGCATGAGCGATTTCCGGTAGTTTCCTGATCCATCTTGTATGCAATCGTCTCTTGTAAAGATCGGTCGCTGAAACTTTATATCATGTGCTTTTTCTACCCAAGCTATTTCGGTATTCGCCCATTGTTTTTCACTAGCAGTATATATGAAGAAATATACCTCTGGATAGAATTGTTTCATGGCTTTCAAGAAACTGGCAAACCCTGGTCGTATAAGCTTAGAACTAGGACGAAATGCCTTAGGAATTGTAGCTACATTTGTTTTGTAGCCATATCTCTTCAAGGTATTTCTTATTGTGAAAGCCGTTGATTGGTAATCTACCTTTCCTGCGATTGTACCATCCCAGTCAAGAACAAAAATATATGGCAAAGTCGTCATTCGTGTGCGCCTATCATATTATAACATTATGAGCCACGCATAGCTTCGCGATTTTCATGAGCTGCACATCAAACATGTAGGATCATCACGGCGGCATACAAACACAGGCTCTTCAGGGCTCTTTGTCGGGCTCACATTGTTGGGACTCTTTACGGGTGTGCTAGAAGCTCCAGATGCGATTGCTGTAGCTTCAAGGGAGAAAGCCATAGTCTTTGCCTTTGGCCTCGTGCGCAGATAATACATGCCCGTCTTGAGCCCCTTCTTCCAAGAATAAAAGTGCATGTTTGACAACTTGTTAAACTCAGGATCCTCCACAAACAGATTGAGACTCTGTGTTTGACAAATATAGATACCACGGTCGGCAGACTGGTCAATCAAAACGCGTTGTTTTAATTCCCATGACGTCTTGTACAGGTCGCGAATCGCCTGTGGAATCTCTTGGATTCCTTGGATGCTTCCATTACCTAATAGGATTCTGTTTTTGAGATCCACACTCCATATTCCCATATTGATAAGGTCACGGATTAAGTATTTATTGATAATAGTAAACTCGCCTGCGAGTGTACGGCGCTGATAGATATTGCTTGTAAATGGTTCTACGCTCTCGTTGAATCCCAGAATTTGCGACGTGCTAGCCGTTGGCATCGGAGCCAACAGTAGACTATTGCGAATACCGTATTTCTTGATATCAGCTTTCAACGTATCCCAATCCCACATACCAAAAGGCTTGGTATCCCACAGATCAAATTGTAACAGACCCTCTTGTGCGGGACTTCCCTTGAAAGTTGCGTATGCACCACGATACTCTGTGAGCGCGGCTTCCTCCTCGGTCAGTTGCAAATGACGCAAGATTTCATCGCGCCTCTCTGCAGTCGTTTCAGGGTCATCATATTCATCACGCATCTCTGCACGCTTCTGTGCAATGTACGTGGAAGCAGTTAGAGCACCATGATAGATTGTCTCAAAAATACGCTTGTTGAGCTCGGCGGCCTCAGGGCTATCAAAGGCGACCCTCATGAGCGCGTATGTGTCGGCTAAGCCCTGGACGCCGATACCAATTGGCCGATGACGCATATTGCTGCGCTTGCATTTCTCTGTAGGATAAAAGTTGCGGTCAATTACTTTGCATAGATTCTTTGTCACAACTTGAGTAACTTCATGTAGCTTCTTGAAGTCGTAGCTGAGGTTTCCATATTCATCCTTTATAATGAATGATGGTAGTGCAATGCTTGCAAGATTGCATACAGCTGTCTCAGTTGGATCACTGTACTCAAGGATCTCGCTACATTGTCCAGTAATAACTCCATTGAAAATTCCCTTGTGCTCCTTGGGCTCATTGAAACAGTATGTATCATCGTGCTCATTATTGTCCTCAACTGTAGCTACATGCACAAAGTTGTATTTGTTATCAGTGACTGAAACATTCTTGAAAAGTTTCAGATTTTGGGGAGCAAATCCAAGGTGGTAAACAAGCTGCTTCATGTGTTCCTGATCAATCATTAGCACATGAACAATCTTGTTGTCGGCGGTACTAATTCTTCCAGTGATACCCATGGTTTGTAAAAGGTAAAATACGTCTGTAAGAAACTTCTTATTTGTACTTGACACCGTATATACCTCCCGAGTACCATTATAAACCACACTACAGTCAGCATCAAAGAGTCCTGCCAGCCATTGAAGCTTTGTCTGAATAGAGTAGTTGATAGGAACAAAATGTTTATTGGTGGGTTTCTCATGTACAACCATAACTGAATTGTGACCCTCACCAGAAAAGAACCCTTGGATATACGGGTGTTCCATTGTATAGGGATCAGTCAGGTCAGTGATACTAGGAGTTGCATGATCAATAATCCACATGTTAGGTTGAAGGTCTTTTGCTTCTACGACAGTATGTTCACTAGAATGAGTTGTTTGGACATAAAACTTGTGATACGGTGTGCATCGCAACGTCATACCATTATCAAATGACACTGTGACCAACTTTTGGTTCTCACCCGTCTTTCTGACAACAGTCTCACTGAACTCTTTCCCATTCCAAACATTCACTTGTTGTTCCACTAGGTTCTTGATAGGGAAGTAACCCTTGTCAGTTAGAATCATTGTTTCTGGAGCTACACAAAGGTTACTACTCTTGATGGTGCCAAGGTTCTTCTGATTGCTCTTCTTGTTCGCCGCGTCCTTGTAAAGAATGTATGGGGTACCGGTCTCAATTTGAGACTTGATGATGGCCATAAACAGTTGTTGTGCTTTCACCTTTCTTCGCGCCTTGCCTTCGCTCTCATAACGCTCATACAGTCTCTCATATTCCTCACCATACACATCAGCCAGTCCAGGACACTCATCTGGACAGAACATGGACCAATCAGCATTGGCCTCTACGCGCTTCATGAATAGATCGGGGAGCCACGCGGCCGTGAACAGATCCAGACAACGCTCATCTTGGTTACCGTGATTCTTGCGGAGATCCAAGAACTTCTCAAAGTCAGGATGAGATGGCTCCAAATAAACGGCAATGCTTCCATTGCGCTTTCCGCCCTGATTCACATACTTCGCCGCAGCGTTGAAAACGCGCAACATAGGAATAATACCTGTGGACTCACCGTTCGTGCCACGGATATGACTTCCTGTAGATCTGATCTGATGAATATGGAGGCCGATGCCACCCGCATTTTTAGAGATCTCTGCGACGTCATTCAGTGTATTAAATATACCATTAATGCTGTCGTCTTCCATGCTGATTAAGAAACATGAGCTCATTTGCGGGCGGGGCGTTCCAGAATTGAAGAGGGTGGGTGTGGCGTGGGTGAAATAGCGCGAGCTCATCAACTGATAAGTCTCAATTGCATCCTTGACGTCCGCACCATGGATACCTAGTGCAACTCGCATCCACATGTGCTGGGGGCGCTCAATGACTTTTCCATCCACTTTGATCAAGTAGCTACGCTCTAGAGTCTTGAAGCCAAAATAGTCAAAGTTGAAGTCCTTTTCATAATCAATTACAGAGTTCAATTTCTCTTTGTTAGCTTGAACTGTTGCCCAAAGTTCCTCTGAAATACGCGGGGTATGCTTATCGTGGATGTCCTTCGCATTATAAAGAATGTACATGGCTTCACTAAACGACGGAGTCGTGTTCTTTTGATGATTACTAATGATCAGCCGCGACGCCAAAATGCCGTAGTCGGGATGCTCGGTCACAAGCGTCGCACACATTTGTGCAGCTAGCTCGTCCAACTCGGACGTACGCACTCCGTCGTAAATGCGCGAGCATACCCTTTGGGCAATGCTATGAGGATCCACTCCCGTCAAGTCCTTGCACTGAACCTGAATGCGCCTCAGAACCTTATCAAAAGAGACATCCTCATAACAACAGTCGCGTTTCAGCACTCTCATTGTAGCTGTGAAGGTACAGAAATAAATTATACTATGATAAGTCCTAACTCTTAAATCATGTCATATTCCCCCTGCTTGGACACACGGAGCTCCATGGAACACCGCAAGCCTCAGCATAAGCACATCGGAGTCTATTAGGATTTGCTGGATCATTCTTGTCGTATTTCATATCATGATAGTTCATGTAGTCAGGATATACAACATTGCAATTGAGCTGACCTGAAGTAGCCGACTCAAAGTCGAAAGATGACGTTTGATAGGGTTTTGACATCACACTCATCATCTTCGCTCTATCAGATCTTGCAGTAACCGACTTGTTCTCTAGTCTATTCAAGCTTGTTGTGTTGTTACGTATACATCTCCATGCAAGTTGTGCACGCTCAGAACCTTCATAGCTATTGAGCATACTATCTGGGGTCTTACTCAGAGTCCAATAATCAGGACATTTCATATTATCATACGAAAACACGGTATGAGGCGGTGGCTTGGTGGTAAATATAGCAACCAAGAGAAGTATCACAACTATGATCATACCGCCAACAAAAGCAATCGTAAAAGGAAGCATTTGATCGGTTATGATGGTCTTTCCAGTAGGGCTGAAGATTGCAATAAGAAACATGACCAGCGCCAATGTGCCATAAATGCACGCAACCGCAATAGTACCTTTGAAATATGATGTCCTTTTGTTTGTGTACTCCTTCAGTTGCTGAGGGGACAAATCTGCAACATCAAAAGCCATCACTTGTCTTGCTACTTTTAATCACATAAAAGATTTGATCTCCAGCACTTTTGTACCTTTCATAGTAGAAAGTTGTGCGCGCTCCAAAGGAACTGGAAGAGTACTTGCATCCCTTTTGTAAACCATGTATTGCTTGAGGTTGCTCAACACCTCGGGAACGACCCAGTCTAGTACGTAGCCATTCAGCTCACGAACTTGTTCAACAACAGGTCTGTTGTCATGCTTTGCATATTGATAATACATAGATCGCATCACAATCTTGAGCTCCGTGTCACTTTGGCGCCCTATAACTTGTTGTCCGCCGGTTTCCATGTATATCCTGTAGCGAATGCCTTCATGGAGTGCATCAATGTTGCGAGCGGAAAAAAATATTTGGGATAAGTTGTTTTGCATTACTTGACCGGTCAATGCTTCAGATGTAAAAGTAGAGTTATCAATTGAACGCTTTTGATAATCTGGAATGTTTAGTGCCGGAAGCGGCGACATTAGGTCTATACGACCATTATAGTTTGGCACAGACTGAGATGTGTATGCTGGTGCAAAATTTTGCATAACCGCGACTTCTATGATACGTTGATACATTATTTTTCCCGCATCTATCTTAGGATGGAAACTGTAGCTAAGTCAATAATTGAACGCTATAAAGTGAATGTAAAGCCTGCGGATTACGATCATGTCACATCAAAGCTTGCCGACCATCTTGACTGTCTTGTTTTCAATGTTTGTGCTCTTGCCAATATTGTGATAGTGTTGAATTGTCATAATCGTTTGAAAAAAGAACACATGTCAAGTATTAGGAAATACATTGATGATAAGTGCGATGGTATAATGTCAGGCGGTAGTGTATCAATGCCATCAGACTTCTATGGATATCCTCATCCATCATACTCCGCAGGTAACCAAGGAAGTGATATGCTGAATGTGAATTTTGCTACAGGGGTTGCGCGTCCTGAGCATTCGTTGCAAACAGGAGGTCGTGGAATTGAATCAGTAATGCACGACTCCGTGTATGTTCGCAAGTGTGTGAAGACCCGTATGAAGTCCGCGATGTCTGCTCGTATGATGCCGGAGCTTCTCTCTATATTAGACGCAAAGGTAGCATGCCTGGCAAAAGACCTCGTGCATAAAAAGGTGGATCTGCACCGCATAGATACGATATTTAAGATGAAGCGTCACTTTGTGTTCAACTAAGATTAAAAAATGATTTGTGTATAAGAACATATACATACACACAAACTTGTATAGAATGCAGCGCATCTTCTGTGTTGATGCCAATATTGGCGCTGGAAAGACAACGGTTCTCAATTATCTGCACACTCACTACCGCCTCCCGATTGATCCCGAACCAGTCCAGAAATGGCAACCATACCTTGAGGAGATGTACACCCATGACAAAGGTGCCTTTGAGTTTCAAGTTCGCGTGTGGCTTGACAGATGTTGGATTCAACAACGTCCTAATATGTCGGATATAGTCATGGAGCGATCTCCATATTTCCAAGCAAACGTTTTCGTCCCTGTAAATGTGGACAACAAACGGCTCACAGAACATGAGCACCAAATGATCACTGAAATGTATGACCGTAGCATGTCAATGTGGTCACCTCAGGGCTACATTTATCTTCGCAGTGATCCGCAAAAGTGTCTTGAGAGGATTGCGAAGAGGGCACGAAATTCTGAGGAACAAATTCCGCTAGATTATATGCAAGAGCTTCATCGCTATCACGAGCTGGCATATATGAAAGGCATATCCGATGGAATGCCAATCATAGTGATTGATGTGGAAGGAAAAACGGTTGAGACTATTGCATTTGAGTTATACAGGGCACTCACATACCTTGGTATGCGCCCACCACAGTAATCTTAGTAACAAAAAAATGACAGTTATTTAAAGTTATTTTTGTATTTACTAGTAGTACCCTACCCAAATGGCCGCTGTCAAAGGAGTTGGTGATAAGTACCGTCAACATGACTTGCGTAGTCATATATACGAGCTTCCTGACACTTGGGCGGGATCATCCGAACTGACTACTATTGAGACCTTCATCTATGACGCGGAACAGAAGAAAATGGCCAAAAAAGAGATTACATACGTGCCTGCGCTCTACAAGTGTTTTGATGAGATCCTTGTCAATGCTCTTGATCAAGCTACACGTTTGAAGGCTGAGCAAGCATCTGGAAAAAAAGACGTTCACCATCTCAAGACAATCAAGGTGTCTGTCAACAAAGAGACGGGGTATATTGAAGTGTCCAATGACGGCGACGGTATTGAGGTTGAAAAGCATCCCGAGCTGGGTATCTATATCCCAGAGATGATCTTTGGCCGCCTTCTGACGTCCGCCAACTATGACAAAGAAGAAGAAAAGGTCGTGGGAGGCAAAAACGGTGTCGGTGCGAAGCTCACCAATATATTCAGCAAGGAATTCAAGATTGAAACAATTGATCATCGCCATGGCAAGATCTACAGTCAAAAGTGGCACGATAACATGAAAGAGCGTGATGCCCCTAGCGTCCGTGCCAACTCTCGTGCCCCTTACACGAAGATCACATTCCTGCCCGACTACGTACGCTTCGGACTTCCTGGTATGACAGACGACATGTTTGAACTCATCCGCAAAAGGACGATGGATGCGTGCGCATGTACAGATTCTACCGTTTCTGTATACTTCAACGATGAGAAGATTCCCTACAAAACCTTTGAGAGCTATGTAGACCTGTACTTGGGACCAAAGGAAGACCATCCACGAGTATACGAATCATGCAATGAACGCTGGGAAGTTGTAGCTACATATAGCGAGACTGCTCGTTTTGAACAAGTATCTTTCGTAAATGGCATCAACACATTGCGCGGCGGCAAGCACGTGGAACAAGTGACGAACCAGATATGCAAGGAGCTTTCCGAGATGGTAACCAAGCGTAAGAAGAAAGACGTCAAGCCCCAGCACATCCGCGACAACTTGATGGTCTTCGTGAAGGCTGTAATTGTGAATCCCTCCTTTGACAGCCAAAGCAAAGAAACACTGACAACCCAGGTTTCCAAGTTCGGTTCCAAGTGCGACTTATCTGACAAGTTCTTTGAAAAACTATACAAGACTGGTATCACCGATAAAGCTGTGAGCCTTACGGAGTTTCACGAAAACAAAAAGGCGGCAAAGACAGATGGCAAGAAGACCTCGCGTGTCCTCGTGCCCAATCTTGACGATGCAAATCGTGCAGGTACAAAGGACAGCCAAGATTGTACTCTCATCCTTACCGAGGGTCTTTCAGCCAAGACCATGGCAATCGCTGGTCTAAGCGTTGTTGGGCGCGACAAGTACGGTGTCTTCCCCCTCAAGGGCAAGATCCTCAACGTCAAGGACGCTGTCACGGCGAAGATTAGTGCGAATGAAGAAATCACCAACCTCAAAAAGATATTGGGTCTAGAGCAAGGCAAAGATTACAGCGATACGACATCTCTCAGATATGGCCGAATCATGATCATGACCGACCAGGACAGCGTCACTGAAGACACTCCCGTACTCCTGCGCCATGTTCACACTAATCAGATTATCATCAAGTACATCAAAGATATCGTCAATGTATACGGTTTTACTCAGGTAGAAGGAAGTGAAAAGGAATACGCGTTCAACATCATACCTTACGAGGTGTGGACCGAGCAAGGTTGGACACAAATCAAGCATGTGATGCGCCACAAGACAACAAAGCGCATTTTCCGTGTAGCTACATCTTCAGGAATCGTTGATGTTACAGAGGACCATTCACTACTTGATGCCGAGGCACGCAAGATTACCCCACGAGAATGCAGAATTCGTCAACGTCTTCTTCACTCTTTCCCGCTACCCAATCAACTTGTGGTCACTCCTGAAATGGAAGAGCCTTATCAGAAATATCTGGATTACGTGCTTTCCGATAATGAGCATGCAGCGGGCTTTGATTGCAAGCTGAAGGCAATGGAGTTCTATTACATTCTCAAGTCCCGTGACCTCAATCCGATTGTGGATATAGATGACATCGGCTATTACTATGTAGCTTTGGCCGATGCCGATGCCGAGAGTACAGAGTGCATTACCAAGATCATTGATCTAGGTGTCTCTACACAGTACGTTTACGATCTTGAGACTGAGAACCATCATTTCCATGCTGGAGTAGGGCAGATGATTGTTCATAACACTGATGGGTTCCACATCCGCGGTCTCTTGTTTAACGTGTTCCAATCTTTGTGGCCCTCGCTCTACAAACATGATGGTTTCATCGTTAGCATGATGACACCAATCGTGAAAGCTTTCAACAGCGGAACGCGCGATACAGTATCGTTTTACAACCTCAGCGATTTTGAAAGATGGAAAGCTACAACAAGCCAGCGTGGATGGAAGCTCAAGTATTACAAGGGATTGGGTACTTCTACAGAAGACGAGGCCAAAGAATACTTTCGTAGTATGAATGTCCTCAAGTACATCTATAATGGCAAGGAGTCCGATGAAGCGCTTGACCTTGCTTTCAATAAGAAGCGCGCCGATGATCGCAAGGACTGGTTGATGAAATTCAACCGCGAGGTAGTCCTGGACTACGCAAAGAAGGATGTTCCTTATGAGGAATTTATCCACAAAGAGCTGATCCATTTCAGTAATCGCGACCTTGAAAGGAGTATCAACCACATTTGCGACGGCCTCAAGGAGTCTACGCGCAAGATCATCTTCACATGCCTCAAGCGAAAGTTGTATACGTCGGAGATTCGTGTAGCGCAACTAGCGGGTAGCGTGTCCGAGCTATCGGCCTATCATCACGGTGAGGCATCGCTACAACAAGCCATCATCGGTCTTGCCCAGATATTCGTTGGCGCAAACAATATCAACTTATTGATGCCAAACGGTCAGTTCGGTACGCGTATTCAAGGCGGTACCGATGCGGCTAGTCCGAGGTACATTCACACACTCCTTTCACCATTGGCGCGCAAAGTATTCCGCGAGGAGGATGCCGATATCTTGAACTACTTGGATGATGATGGTGTTCCGATTGAACCTGACTTCTATATCCCGATCGTACCTTTGATCCTCATTAATGGTGGTCTCGGCATCGGCACAGGTTTCAGCACCAATGTTCCATGCCACAACCCATCGGACGTCATTGATATTTGCAAACGGATATGTGCGGCGCTTGATGAGTCTGTTGGTATGGTTGAAACCTCCGACGACCTATCTCGGGCGTATGACACAGTCATGAGTATGATGCTCCCTGATCTTCGCCCATGGTACCTGGGATTCACTGGCACCATTGTTCCTTACAAGGAGGCAAGCTTCGCCAGTAAAGGCACATACAGATGGGTTGACGATCAAACTGTAGAAATAACTGAGCTTCCAGTTGGTACATGGACTGACGACTACAAGGATCATCTTACCTCCATGATAACCAATGGCTCTGCCATCCTCAAGGACTTTGAAAGTCATTACACAGCCAAGACTGTGAAGTTCATACTGAAGTTGTACCCTAATACTCGCGTTGGTGCAGAGGCCACCTTTGAGACAGATTTCAAGTTGGTTAGTACAAAGAATCTGAGTACCAACAATATTCACCTTTACGGTGCAGATGGAGCTGTACGCCGTTATGCAACTGTCATGGATGTATTCCGTGATTGGGTGTGTGTTCGTATTGCAAAGTATGTGGAGCGTAAGCATAATCAGTTGAAGACCATGGAACATGAATACAAGATCCTTTCATCCAAAGTGAGGTTCATCCAAGATATCATTGATAACAAGGTGAAAGTTATGAACAAGAAGCAAACAGAGGTTGAGGATCAGTTGCGGGCACTGAAGTATCCTCAGTTATCAGATACAGAAGACAGCACCGACTCGGGCAATAGCTACAACTATCTTATCAGGATGTCTATCTCACAGCTGACATTTGAGAAGAAGCAAGCGCTTGAGCGCGAGGCCGACAAGCTCAATGCAGCTATCCGTGCTCTTCGTACAAAGCCTGTCCAACATATATGGCGTGATGAGCTCCAGGAGCTAAGTGTGGCATGGGAAGAGCATAAGGTACAAGTAGAGGCCGAATGTGCTGCAGATCGTGATGGTGCGGTTGGCCCCAGTAAACGTAGAAAGGTAGGAGTTGCTACCAAAGCAAAGAAATAAAAGCGAGGATTTAAAGGTTATACACTATTATATTGATAATTCTTGTGGTTACTTTTGTTCGTTTCGTGACGGCATGTTAGCTGCATCAAGACCGCGTGTGCTTCTTTTAGATGTTGATGGAGTAGTTTTCAATCACAAAGGCCTGCTTAACAAAGTTGGTAACAAAGTGGTAAATTTTGTAGCTAAGGAACTCCATGTGGAACCTGCTGAAGCGGATAGCATCAACAAACTCCTTTATTCTCAGTTTGGTCACACTTTTACGGGTCTAAAGCGGGTCTATAACATCCCAAAAAGTAGCTATGATTTCAGTAATTTTGTATACGATGATGATCTATTGACGTCGCTTGAGAACGTCAAGCTAGACGGTGATCTCTTGAAGAACAGCGTTGACATGAAGTATGTACTGAGCCATTGCAAGAACCACGATATTGAAGTTTATTTGTTCTCTAATGCCCCGTACGTGTGGTGTAAGACAGTTGTTGACACCATGCAATTAAGTAGTCATATCAATAATGACCAGATTCTGTCATCAGACCATGATGTCTTTCAGCAGAAGCTCAAACCAGACCGAAGCGTTTACGATACCATCACTCGCTACATATCTTATAAACGTCGCGACCACCATATCCAATTCACATACGTAGACGATAGCTTTGTAAACTTGGTTCCAGTTCTTGGTGATGGAAGTTGGAAACCCATTTTTTTCAACAAAGATGGCGGCGTGACTATCAAGAACAAATATATTCAAACAATTGAGGATCTATATCAGCTTCATGATATGATATAAAGGTAATGTTGGTTTGAATTTTATGTCATTATACATTCGTCATCTTCCTGGGAAACCGGAGATGCTTATTGACAAGTCAAAGTTCCCAAATAATGTGGTTTTGTTCAACCCCAGTGCAGATGGCCCATATATCTACATCAGAACTAATCAACACAGCCCTACGTGTGAAACGAACTCCATCACGATATTCAATCAAGACAACAACAAACTTCATTTGATTGGTCCACCTATGGACATATTGAAGCCTAATGCGAACCTCTTTAAAGGCATTGAAGATCTGCGCATTGTCGTTTTTGAGGGGCAAATATGGTTCACTGCAACCACAACGCATGCTTCAGATAACATGACGAACGAGCTACTTTTTGGATGTCTTGACCGTGATCTACAAAGGGTTATAGACATGTCAGTAGTTGATATCGGTGTCCTACCAGTTAAGAATGTGTGTCCGTTTGTCTGGCAAGACAAGATATTCCTACTTGACGCCTATTTGCGCAAGATCTATAATGTTGCCAAGGATCCGGACACAGGGAAATTTGTAGCTACAGTTGAAAAGGATCTCATACTTGCAATGGGAGTTCCAGACAAGAAATACCGTGGATCTACTAGCCCTATTCATCTTCATGGAAACACCTGGGGATTTATTGTGCACGATATCATTTTCAATGACGATATCCGTTTGGTCACGAGGCTTGCATACTTTCATCATTGGGTTGAGATTGACGTTGTTAGAGGTGTCATAACTTTTGTTTCGGCGCCTTTTTGGTGTACAACTTGGGGTATTGAGTACATCAGTGGGATCCGTATGAAGCAGAAAGATAATCCAGGAAAAAACAAAATTGAGCTATATATGGGTGTACATGATGAGAATGCCGTCCTTTTTGAGACTACGATTGAGGATCTTCGCATCGGAAAGTAGTCGCGGGCTGTACAGCATTTTTTACTAGTTCTTCCATTTGCTCAATTGTCATGTATGCATGCCCTAGTCCATGATGCGCACAAGTGTACGGATGATAATCGGCTTCTATTGCAAACTTGCGACGTTGTTCCGGTGTGGGAACACATAATCCCAGGATCTCACATGCATGTGTAAAGAACACGTCCTCATGAATATCTCCTCCTTTTTTCGTCAAAGGCAATCCAAAATATTGCCGGTATTCATTTACATAATGTGTTGGTATTTTTTCAATACATTCTATCATTGCACTCCTGTGCCTCAGGCTAAACCCACCTTGAATACCGCCCAAATGCGGGGCTACATCATTGACTGCATAGTAATTACCACCTACATAGGCATACTTTAACCAGTTATCATCTAATGCACGAAACATCACGCAATCCGTCTGAAAAACAAGGATATGCTCTTCCTTTATGGTTTCCCAGAAACTACGCGAGGTAAACATTTGGTTGTACAGCGTGTGTGTAAGGTTGTCAAATGGAATGACAGTAATTTTGGCATCACTGTAACAATTTAGCATACCACTGTCCACAACATGTTGTGATGTGAATATGTGAATGTTCCATTCTGGACCAAGGTGAAACATCACATTATTGATACATGCCTTCAGGAGCTTATGCGGCCGGGGTTCTACTATAACTGCGACCCGTGATGATCCACAACGATGTTGTGCGGTTGCAGTTTCAGTTTCAAATTGCTTTAGGTAATGTATGAGCGGGTTTTGAGTCATAATTTGTAGCTACAACTTCCGTTTAAATTGCACGTAATCTCCTTCTTTTAAGTTGTGAAGTTGGACATAACCAGCCAAAAACTCTATTACATACTTTACAGGCATAGGGCTGATAATACTCTTCTCATCAAATGGGATGGCGCCTTCATATATATATGATATCTGATAGTTGCTTTTTATAAATACCATATCAAGCGCCCTTGGAGTATTCTTCATCCAAAAACTACCAACACGTTCTTGAGGAAACACGAAAAGGGCCCCACATGATGGCAATAGAGGATCATAATCATACATCAGACCTTGTGCAATCCTCTCAGGAGTGTCAAACACCTTTTGAATCGTTACTGTATGCATGTTATTGTGTCTCTATTTTATAGATGTCAGTAAAAGAACTACCGTATCCCGAGATCCCACCACAGTATCCACAACCAATCTTTGCAAACCACATGTATCCTTCTTATGGGATGCAACAAGCCGAGTCTCCTTCATTGAAGATGGGCCGAAAAATAAGAGCGACATTTTATGCAGCTTTGCTTTTTGTTGTGCTAAGCTTTGGAGGAACTTACAGAGTCACAAATAATGTTCTCAGCGCATTGATGAATCGCAACTTTGAGATTGTGAATGAAACAGGGTGTCCAACCATGAAGGGGATCCTATTGCATACCGTAGTCTTCTTCGTGATTGCGTTCTTCTTTATCAATAATGTATAAGAAGAATCCAAAAAGGATTTTGTTTTTTGTCTTTTTGGTAATAAAGAGGTATTATAGAGTAGTGTAGTAGTTGTTTACTTCTTTGTCTTCTTGGCTGCAGCGCCCTTCTTTGGTGGCGGAGGAGGCATGTCATCGTCATCCTCTTCATCCGACTCACCAAGTGTTACCTTTTCCATTTGGGATGAAGGAGGTGGAGGTGCAGAAGTATCATCGTCATCTTCGTCATCAACGACAACTGCGGGCGTCATAGCAATAGCATCCTCCTCAAGCTCGGCGTCGTCCTCAAACTTGGGAGTGGACTTGGTAGTCGCATCCTCATCATCACTGTCCTCAATGAATGTGATCTTACCCTTGCGAGGTAGTTGGAACTTACCCATGAGCACCTTCCATGTGCAACCATACTTGCCACCAGCAAACCAGATACCAGAGAGCTGGATAACAAGCTGAGCCTTTGCGCCCTTGAGCTTTGTCATGATGGACTTGAAATCAATCTCCTCCTCATCCATGTCATAAGCATCAAACACGAAAGTGTTGCTGTTGTTGTCATAGGGGAGCTTTACCTTCACAGTGGGAGGCTGTGTCTCAACCACCTTTCCAGTGTCCTTATCTTTCATGTACCTGATGAAGGGAGTGAACATCTTGTCGGTGAATGCCTTCATACCGTCAAAGTCATCGCGAAGCCAGGTGAGCCTGTTGGCGAATGCTGCATCCTTGATGGTACGCTCAATCTCCTTCAGCTTATCGTGGAACTGCTGAACCTTAGGATTGTCCTCCATTCCGCGGAAGGACAATGAGAGATCAAAGCGCAGATCTTTCTTCTCTGCAGGATCAGCTGGCTTCTCCTTGGCATCAGGCTTGTTGTAGGTGCCATCGCCCATGCTGTAAGGGATGGTCATCAGTGGTGTCTGGATGGTAAGCTTGTCGGATCCATAGTTGATGTATACGGTCTTGCTCCCATTACTGAGTGTCTTGACCTCAGAGTACTTGAGCTTGGCAACATTGACGTTCTTGGGGAGTAGAGTGCAGTCAGACATCTTGGCTGTTTGTTGTGGTCTTGTGAACAACTTGTTACACGTATATGGTACGCTGTTCTTAAGTAGTTTTCACTCGTTAAAGATGCGCACTATATCAGAGAGCAAATCATTTTTTATTCTGACATCTAAATAAGCAAGATGTTTGTCTCAACTCAAGCGAGAATTCTTGCGCTTATTGCGGTTATAGAAGTAATTGTAGCGTTTGTGGCGGCGCTGCGATCAATGGGCACAGCTTGGGCGATCATATCGTTTGGTGTCAGTGTTTTGATTCTGCTTATCTTAATACTAGATCAAGACTGCGTTGTCACAGGAGGGTGTAATGTATGGGCTTGGGTAAAACTGGTGTTTGTATCTATTTTCTTGTTGCTAAACCTAGTATTCTCTCTTCTCATTATATTCGGGAAGAAGAGTGAAAATACTAGTGAAAATACTGACGAAGACAAATCAAAGACGGAAACTGCTTGATTTGATAACAAAAAAGACATAATTACTCTCACTCGGTGCTGTCATAGCGCTTAGGCCTTCAGGAAGTGGTTCTTGATGTAACGCTGCAGAACAAAGAAGGAAACCTCCTCATTGCCAGTGACACCCAGAATCTTCTTCAGCTTGGGGTCGGGCAGGATAATACGCTTGTTGTCAGGCTTGTTCAGGTTGTGCTCCTTGACATAAGCGTTGATCTTACGGGTGACATCAGTACGGGACAGCTCGGTACCGCGGGGGACGCCCAGGAAATCACACATCTCATCAGAGATCTTTGTGGGCTTTGCAAAACCAGATGGCTGAGTGCGAGCATTGGCGCGCTTACGCTCGGTCTTCTCAACCAGCTTCTTCATACGCTCATACTCCTTGGTCAGGGCCTTCAGAGAATTCTGAACCTCCTTGACGGCGGAAGCAACGGTTGCAATCTTGGAAGCCAGATCGGACATGGGAGATGAAGTCTCGGCAACGACGGGGGTCTCAACGACGGGCTCAGGGGCGGAAGCAACGGGAGCGACAACAGGGGTAGCGGACATCTTAGCAGGGGCGGTGGTAGCAGCAACGGACTTCTTGGCGGGCATCAGTAACTTGATGAATGTAAAGGGCATCTTATCCTTAAATCATTTTAGGTTTTCCTGGTTTGTCAGACCAGAACTGGTGATGGCCGCATCCCGCGTTTGGATCTTATACTATTTTTTCTAATATTTGGCAAAAGTCAGACTGGTCTCGTCTATGTAGAGTTGCCCATTTTTGTTCACATATTCCAGTCAAGCCAACTTGCACTGTCAAATCATAATTGTCCATAAGAATGTCAGCGTCCAAGTCGTGAAATGGTGGTATAACAATAGTTATATCCTTGCCGTCTAAAAAGCGCATAGTTACATCCTTTCCAGTGATATACTCAGATAGGTTCATACTGACAAATGTATGAATCCGGTTCTTTTCGTCTATGTGATAGACGTCATGTTCCTTATAAACCATTGTAACGCGAATATTATGATAGCTATCGTCATCGGCTTCATATTCAAACTCTGTATATGGAAAGCGTCCGCAATCCACTGTAACTTTGACAGGTTCGGTTATGCCTTTCAGGAAAAACTGAACGCGCTTTTGGTGTTTATTCCAAACTTCCTCAAGAGTTACTGGCAAAACAACTTTATGGATCTTTCTTTTTATGTATTTTGTAGCTACATCTACGAAAGCTCCCCACACATTTTGCTGAGACACTTTGTCCCACAGGTCTTTCCAGTATTCTGCTCCAGGAATATTATCAGCATCCTTTTGACATCCGTGATGTTCAATGATAACATTGTAAGCTACATTAACTTTCTTGAAATACTCCTCCTTGGCTGCCAGTTCATCTGAACTCAAACACAAACCGCTAAGTTTGTCCGGGTGGTTTGCAAGAGCCAGCTCCTTGTAGCGAGCACGAATCTCTTTTTTGGTAGCAGTCCGCGGCAACCCTAGTATTTCATAAGGATCAAATGACTCGTAATCTCCCATCAGCTATACTTCAATAATTGAGCCGCCTTAATATAAAGTTCCAAGGGTATACTTCATGTATGATGAAAGATCCAAAGTTATGGCCTGAATTTATCAAGTTGTTTCCTGAAATTGTAGCTACAACACCTCCTTTTAACAACATTACAAATTATATACTTCAAAATCTGGAAGTTGATGTGCCTAATATCCTGTTGCATAGCCCGGTTGGGTTTCCACTTAATCTGCTCTGGAATCATATAGCTACTAAAAAGTTTGGAGTGTTTACAAAAAAAGAATGTGTTTTTGAGAAAGCTGCGGTGTACTTTGAAACTACATATTTTTTTGAGATAGATTTCTTGCATCCTTCCAATACCAAAGTCTTAGACGTTCTTAACGACTTAATCAAAACGATTATTTCTACGTCATGTATCTGTAATGACCGCCATATTATTGTGTGTCACAACATTGAACACATTCACGATATATACACATTTAGGGTTCTGCTTGAGAGGTACAGTAAAAATGCACTGTTTGTTTGCACAACACATGGGCTGTCTAATATTGAGTCGCCATTGAGAAGTCGCTTCATGAGCATCAGGGTACCTTTATTCACCCATTCTGATATAAGTAACATTACCAACATGCTGTGTCCAAAACACGATATTCCACCTACAAGAAATATCTACAAAGCAATTGCCGCGCTTGCATATCAGGGCGAGGGAGTTGAATACAATTTCCCTCCAATAAAAGACTTTTTTGCAAAACGAGGAAAGGCAACCGTTTTACAAGTCAGAGAGTTTTCCAACAAGGTTTACGCGGCTAATGTGCCATTTCCACTGGTGGTGCAGGACTTATTACGCCATTTACCTGAAACTTGCAAGGCAAATGTCGTAGCAAAAGCTGCTCATATACAACATATGATGGCCCAAACCAACGCTGGACGGCAACCAATATACTATGAATGGTTGATAATGAGTGCATTTTTTCCTGCGCTATGTTAATGAATTTCGTCAAATTTCTTGCAGAGGGTGGACACGCTCAAGTATATACGAATGATAATATGACGGAAATCCGAAAGGTTATTCCTAAATACACGTACAGTGGTTCTCATAAATTTATCAACTACAACGCCATATTGGATTTGAGCATTCAACGCAGTTTTGGAGGAAGAATCCCAGGCATCCCTGTCATAAGTAGCTACAATGTTGATGATGAAAATGTCATATTTACTATGCCGTACTATGGCGTAACTGTAAGTCGTGATAGCGTGCCTGCCGATATGATACCGTATGTTATAAAGCAATTGCTTGTTACCTTGCTATGGCTAGAGGCAAATGGTATACAACACACCGACATCAAGCCATGTAATGTGCTAGTAGATCCTTCTACGTATAAAACGACGTTGATAGATTATAACATGGTTTCACAACTTGTACAAACACCTAATGGTAAGGCAAAATGGACACCTTCATATGGAACGTGGAACTACTGCGCACCCGAAATTGTTCTGTATGGAAAACCGACAGATACGTCCTCTGTATGGAGTGTAGGATTGCTTATTGCTTACCTGTACGCCCGCTATCCGATACGCGATGTGTACAAGGTTTCATGTCAAAAGCTTGCAACACGAACATTCTGGAGGAACCTTTTGAAGACGGCATGTGAAAAATCAAAGGACGGATTTCCATTAAGCAACAAACATTTGATATTGATGCCACAAACCATGATTGACATTTATAGATCGTGTATGAGGTGGGAACCATCCGATCGCATTACTCTTGCGGATATGTACAAAGTTATTGAAGGTGAGTACTTAACTGAACCAATAAGCTTTTCATTATCCAATAATGTAGCTACAAAATTAGACAAAAAAATACTGAATATATGTCGGGCTACTAAGACACTTCATGTGTATCCAAGAAGCCTTGATATAATCCAGCGGCTGGATCTTCCTGATACACTGTTGCTTTTTGAAATTGGTTGCGCTGTCCACTACTTGACCCTCATGATGACTGGAAGTTATGTCACAGATGATGAGGAGTTTACGAAGAATACCTTATCGTATTGGCAAGTCACACTAGATGGTGTTGAGGCCGCAATGTGGGAAATCTTGAAGATTCTAGATTGGAACATCTGGATTCCCGCGGATAGACCAGGTAGAGAATTTAAGGAATTGGTGCGGAATCACGTTACAGCTTGTACAATAGATGTTAAATTTGATAAAGAGGCAATTACTTGACATTTCACATATGATAGATATGTATCAAAAAAAGCATGATATTGCTATAAGCAAGGTTTCATATATGCGTGGGCTACAATTATACCTAGTCACATTGAAGAAAACCTATGAAGAACTTGAAGACATATACTTCAACTATGCATTGAAGCCACAAATCAAGCTGACACAGCCACTAGTCATATCATGTGTCTTGTGTATGCAGAAGATGATGAAAGAGCAGAACAAATTTCCTCAATTTCTTCCTCACTGAGTATAGTAACATTTCTTTCTTTTTTCACATGTTTCATAACCACATCCTGCTTACATCTACGAAGGTTCCCGTTCGCTATTCTTTGATACCACTGACGCTGTCTAATATCGTAGGTAAATCTCTGAGAGAGGATATTGATGACATTTACGGGCTCATCTGCAACCGATGGTGACGATAAATTGTACTCAAGCTCCACGCCATCAGACGTACTTCTGTATCCTACTATGTTGAGAGATCCGTGATGCTCCGCTAAATGACACTCTCTGCACAATGGGACGAGGTTGGAACGTCGGTGGACTCTTACCCCAGTAGCTACAAAACCGTCATCAGATGCTGACTCCTGTGGAATAATGTGATGTGTTTCTTGGGCTGGCCTAACTTGACATACTTTGCACATGTCAACATTCACCGCTTTGTTATATCGTGACCATTTATCTGCAACAACTTGAATAGGAATTTCTTGTATCTGCTTCCGTACACAATGAGCAGTTTGCAAGAAGTCTGCTGGCATCCCTAATGACTCGCATACCTCAAGACCATACAAGTCATTTCCGCGACCAGGTTTCAGCTTTCTTTCGTATATGATCTTCCCTGTAGTGCGATCTGTCTCTATATGCATATGGCTGGTAGATATGCGCGCATTATGTGATTTTACGATCTCAACATCAGTGAGCTCGTGAAGATGAGTTGCAAATACAAAGCAACACCTCTTTTGCACTAACATGTCAATACCAGCTGACACGATCGCTATAGCACTTACAGATTCCGTTCCGGCACATAACTCATCGCCAAGTACCAAACTGCGTTCATCCGCGCGTTGCAGGATATTCCTCAACTCGGCCATTTCAACAACGAAGGTGCTCATTCCGCGGTATATGTTGTCCATACCAGAAATCCTGGTGAATATGTGCTTGAAAGGGTAGTAGTGAAAGCTCGTCGCAGCCACGTACATACCGGCTTGTGCCATTATCACATTGAGCCCTATCGCTTTCATCAGCGAACTCTTCCCAGATGCATTAATACCATATAGAAGCATACCTGACTCAGTCATAGCTACATCGTTTTTCACATACTCCACCTCGGTAAACAACCT